GTACTGGTAGCGCATGTCCTTGTACTCGTCTCCGCTCATTATAAGACCACTCGAGGTGGTCTTTTTTTCTACTAACTTATCAACGATAATATATTTATTTAATACCTTCATAGTCTCTTATGTTTGTTATAATTGCGTTTGTGCTCATAATTGTTGTCGCCACAGATACAGCGTTAAGTAGTGCGTTCTTGGTAACCTTAGTTGGATCAATAATCCCCATCTTCATCATGTTACCGTACACCTCGTTCTTTACGTCATAACCCTCACCCATCCCCAACAACTCTAACTTAATAATTTGTGGGTCCTTGCCTGCATTTATAAGTATCTGATCAAATGGTGCGCTCAAGGTATCGAACATTATGTTATGAGCTATACTGTCACCCATAACCAAGTCCAAGCAGTTCAATAACGCAACACCGCCTCCAGGAAGTATCCCGTCCTCCATCGCAGCCATAACCGCACACACAGCGTCATCGATCCTGTCCCTCTTCTCCTTCTGCTCGATGTCACTAAGTGCACCCACATATATAACGCCAACACCTCCAGATATATTTGCAATACGCTCCTTTAAGAACTCCCTGTCGTTTGCGTCTGTAGTCTCCCATACCTGGTGCTTCAAGTCAGCAACCCTCATGTCGATAGACTCCTTCATCTCTGATGCATTCATAAACACTGTCATATTCTTCTTCACAACGACTTTAGATGCCCTACCAAGGTCAGACATAGATATAAGCGACAAGTCGTCTCCTGTGTCCTCTGAGAGGTAAGTACCGCCAAGCGCAACAGCTAGGTCCTCTAGTAGGTCCTTCTTCCTGTACCCAAACGATGGTGGTATAATGTTACAGGCCTTGATCTTGCCCTGAGCCACGTTCACGTTTAGTGTGTTAACTGCGTTCTGGCCAAGTGTACCTATGATCAACAAAGATCTGCCCTGGCTAACGATTGGTGCAAGTATAGACTCTAGGTTTGATAGGTTGTTTATCTCGTGGTCTGTGATCAGTACGTATGGATTCTCTAACACACACTCCTGCTTCTTGTGGTCGTTGATGAAGTACTTAGACGTGTATCCACGGTCTATCTTCATACCACTAATAATCTCTACGTGTGTGTCTGAGTTCATGCTGTTCTCCACGGTAACCATGTCAACCTCGTTGAATGCATCAGAGATCATCTTGCCGATCTGCTTGTCGTTGTTTGCACTGATAGATGCCACGTCATACAACTTCTTACCGCTGACCTTCTTGCTGACCTTACTAAGCCTAGCCACAACAGCTGCCGTGATGTCGTTGATCTCACGTATCACCTCTATCACATTGGTGTTTGAGTCAACGTGATCGTCTGCTGCATTGATTATGGCCTCTGCCAACACGATTGATGTGGTTGTACCGTCACCAGCTACTGTAGATGTCTTGTCAGCCGCCTGGCGCATCATCATTACAGCCAAGTTCTCGGTCGGGTCGTACAGGTTGATCGACTTTGCAACCGTCACACCGTCCTTTGTTACGGTGATGCCACCTACATGGTTCTCTGACTCTATTAATACCGTCCGACCTCTGGCACCTAAGGTGCTTTTTACCGCCCCAGCGATGATTTTAATGCCGTTTTTTAATTTTTTCTGGCCTTCATCGCCAAAATAGACTTGTTTTACTATCATTTGATTATATTTTGGTCAAATTTAGTAAAATTTTATCATATAAAACAAAAAACCCACCGATTGGTGGGTAATTTTTGTTATTTTATTGTTTTTGACCAACTTTTTTCATTAATATTTCGTCAGCTGTCTGTAAATCTCTAGCTCCTCTTCGTATCTGTCCTGGAGTAGCATTTGGATTTGCTTCTGCAAACTTAGCTTTCTGTTGAGCTCTATTATTGGAGGCTGAATAAATATTAGATGTAGCTGTGGAACCTTCACTTGTACCCTGTAGCCTTCCAAATGTTTTGTTTCTATTGGTTGCATTGTCCATTGAAGATTTTCTGTCAGTATCATATGTAGAGCTCTCCATATATCTCTTTCCCATACCTTCAGAACTATTGAATCCCTTATGTGAGGACTCAAAAAATTCATTTTTTCCTTTTCTTTCAGCTTTTACAAATCCAATAGCACTCCTTAATTCACCTAGCGCTTCTTTAGATTCTCCCTTATCATATATACCTCTTCTGGAAGCACCTTTAACCGCCTTTTTATAATTTCTCATTTCATCAATAGACATATCAGAAAATCCTTTATCTCCAATTGTCGCTCCACCACCATATAAACTTTTAAAACCTTTTTGTTCTTTATCGTATCGTCTATTTGGATTCGAAAAAGTATTCTTAATCTTACTACCAACAGCAGCAGCGACTTGTTTAACATAACGACCTTTAGCCCCTTCTGTTCTAGTTCCTCTAGCCCCTGGGTTCATAGATACCTTCTTGTTTACTTGCATTACTTTTTCTGGACCTACGAATTCTTCTTTTTCTTTTGGAAGTATTAGTTTTGGATTGTTTTTAGTTGAAATTGATGTTACCTTCATCGGAAGAATTTCTTCATCCCAATCCTGAACAGGTTCTGAAACAGGTGTTGTCTTTCTCTTTGTTGGTGCTACTGGTTGCGCATAATCTTGTAAATATGCCCCTACTACACTCCCAGCTTTTTGGTTTTCTGCTGACTTTATCCATTTTTCTGCATCTACTCCCTTTTGTATTCTAACTTTTGAAGACTTTAATCCTCCTGGGTTATCGTTTTCATTGTTAGCATTCCATCTAGCTAACTGTTCTTTGTTTAAATAATTACCCCACATACTTGGAAACAATGGATCACTTGACCCTGCTGCGTTCTCCTTGTACGTCTTCATGTTCTCGTTATACTTACCCATACTGGATGCGTATTCAGAATCAGCAGCAGACTGATCAGCCTTAGACTTATTATACACGTCTAAATCAGCGTTATACTTAGCCTCTTTAGCAATACGCTCTGGAGACTTTTTAAGTGTTTTCTTTTCAGATTTAACAACAATCTCAGTCTTTCGTGTTGTTGTTGATGATGTTCTTACATTCCTTAGTGCCATACTATTATTATTTTTATTATTAACAAATTAATCTCTAGCTCATAGTCGTCATACAGTTCGTCTGGTCGGAATAACTCAAAACCTAAGTTTAAACCAAACGACATCCTGTTCTCTACGAATACTTCCACTGTACTATTTATTGATTTCTTTTCTTCTTGGCAGCAATAAACTGTTTTTCCATATTAGCGTTTGCCTTTTGAGCAGCCTCTTTCTCTGCTCTGGCAGCAGATATTGAAGTGTTATCTTTTCTGTCCATAAACGCATTAGATGCGTAGCCTGGAAGTAGATTAAATCTATTATTATCCATCATGGTCATTTTCTCATCACCTATAATATGCTTCATAGCACCTGTATCACCCATAATGTAGTTTATTTCAGCATCTGTTTTTGTAGTATAGTCACTTACTTGTTTGGCGCTTGGCTTTACAGTCACCTCTTTAAATTTAGTGTCTGGTCGAACTATCATTGAATCTGGAATAATGGTTGTGTCCCTAGTTAAACGATCGATCGCTTTGTTTTTGAACGGGATAGAGTTGTAGTCTTTCATAATAATTGTTTTTATAATTGTTTTTACAAATGTACTAATTATAATTGTTTATTCCTCAACCTTAGATAAAAAAAAACTTAAAAAGGATGCTCCCGTTAATCCAGCTCCAATATTGTTCATGTTATTTTTTATTTTTGATTTTATTTGCGATTTTTTTGCCGCCTTTAAATCTTTATACGCACCTGTTTCTTTGTATGGTCTGCTATCTACAATCTTGTCGTTAGACTGATCTCTCTGAGAGATTCTTGCAACCTTCGGGCTCGCTAGTTTCATAGGGTTACCCGATTGATCGTAAGTTATATTAGCAGGAGTAACCTTAACCTCTTGAATCTGAGTGCCTTTGTTCTGAGTGCCTGGTACTATGGTTGTGTTCCTAGTTAATCGATCGATTGCCTTGTTTTTGAATGGTATAGAGTTATAGTCCTTCATGATAATTGTTTTTTACAAAGATATGAAAAATATTACATTAAATATGTGTAGGTTTTGGGCAATAGGGCCATCTGACGTTCGCCAGCCCGAAAGGAAAACGATTTCAAATTGAAGGGGGGGTCTCCATTTTGGCCTATTGAGTCGGAATTTTCTAGCTTTTCCTAGGGCTGAGCCGTGCACCTCACCTGTGCAGTTGATACCACTACCACCACCGCTACCACTACGCCTGTGCTACCTGTGATGGCCATCTATCAGCCGACCAATCGACCTGTCGTCCGACCTACCTACAAATATAGCTGTACTATAATTTGCATTATGTTAAATAGAAACGCCTTGAGACCAATCGATATGTCGACCAATCGAACGGCCAAAAGGTATGCATCTGAGCCAATCGCACGGCTGTAATGGAGGGGTTACATCATCCGTTACAAAAATATAACAAACTTTTTTCAATTATTTTTACCTCTGTAACTCATTGTAATACAGCAACATACATCATATGTTTGTAATAATAACGTGTCAATTGAAAAAAAACTTTCAAACAAAGTGTAACATTTATAAACAAATAGCATTATAAGTATGTAAGGCAAACGAGCCGAGGTTGATTTTCTTAGAAAGGTACACGATGCAAAATGGTATATGTCGAGGGTATGAATGTCGGTAGGCTATGGTGATACATAGATAGATGTTTAAAGAGTGAGGCATAGAGAGTGATTGCAAGACAAAAACGATAGGGGAGAACGAGTGTTAACGCTCCCGCCAAAACAATACTAAGGTGTAGTTAGAACGACTAATCAATAGGAGCGATACCTACTGCACCACTAACCAACAAAAACCTATACAATGAAAACTGAGAAAGCCCCAATCGTTTTTTTAAGCGGTGTAATTCTATTAGCAGTAGTTATCATATACAATGTAATGACCATCGGTGTTCATTGCTCTATCTAAAGGTTAACTGACGAGTCTTAACTAGACGAAACGGCCTACGGGCTGTCTTAACCAACAAATACCTAGAAATTATGATGAACTACCAAAAATTAATGGCTCAAGAGCCTACAAGCTACGGCAAAATGGTAAACGATAAAGGTCAAATAATTGAATTTTTCGAGCATCCATTCTATGGTGACGAGTCAGATGTGATAGCTGTATCTCACGACTTAAAGTTAGCTAGCTACACCACGTTTTACGATACACATGACATGACGGCTAGCCATGGTGAGTATCAACCATCATTCAAAGATGGCAAGTTATTCATTGGTGATTACGAGGTTAACTGACGAGTCTTTATGAGACGAAATGCCGTGAGGCATCTTAACCAATAAAAACCTAGAAAAAATGACAAGTAAAATCATTAGAATCGAGGGAGCATTCGAGATATGGGGCTTCTTCAACAACGGAGTATTAGTACGAACAAACAAATTAAGAGTAAGAGCATGGAGGTAGTACTGACATTCATAAACATCAGCGGTAAGCAGATAGTTATGAGAAGAGAATTCACAGACGAGAATCATTTAACCAATTTTATTAACTATGCCACAAAACGTTATAACTATGTGTTTGACGAGGTGTGGTATAAAAACTAAAACTTATGAAAGCAATAGCAATTTTAATCGCGACAATAATCCTAAGCGGATGCGCTATGGTCAAAGAAACCGAAACGTGCACGGGCTATTGGCCTGATAGCATATTGAACCCTGAGAACAGCGAATTCGTAAATGAGGTAGCATTCCACTTGAGAATCAAGAATAGTAAGGTGACTCAACAGATGTTTAACGAGAGATATATTAACCAATAAACCTTAGAACTTATGAACCAACGAATGAACAATATCGGATTCCACAAGACAGATGGTATCACTAGAGAGATAACAATCAGAGAGCAATTAATCCGCAACATTAACTTTGTGGGCATCAACGACATCAAGCATCCAATACACAGGATAATTGACGTTAAAAGAGACAAGCTAGACGACCTGTTGAAGTTTACAGAGGAAGAACTTATCGCTATGTCACCCGAACAATTTATATAGTATTAACCAATAAAAAATAGAACTTATGAGCGAATTAAAAGTAGGTGACACAGTCGGAGAATTTCGATATGGTCACGGGGTAGGAGAAGTAGTTAAGGTAGATGGTGACAACGTACTTGTCGCATGGTACGAGTGGTCAATAGCTGACTCATGGATAACTTCAGAATCATTAACAATTGAGCCGTATGGCGGATTTTAATTAGTAACTAACCAAATAAAAAATAGAACCTATGAAACCTAACCAAACAAGAAAAGTTTATTGTGTCTTAAACAACGGGACACATAAATTAGTTGATGACAAATCATTGGCAACAAGGCTATGTAAAAAAGATGCTGAACATATGTTAACATCTTATGGTAGTGCAACTATAGAAGAGCTAAACAATTCAGACTTCGATAGATATATCGTTGTTGCAGAAACACAAAGCAAAGGAAGTTATACAATTTAAAACCTAGAAAACATGACAAAGAACCAATTAATCATAAAGTACATTGACCTACGAGATGAGTTGATGGACTACACGATGGAGCATTTTGATGCTATGTCCTACGACATTGATGGATACCTTGAAGAGGATGAAATTGATATCGATGAATTAAAAAATCAAGTCAAGGCATTCAAGATATTGCTCAAGGCTTACAAGTTAATATACTATACATACGGATAACCAATTTAAAACCTAGAACTTATGAAAAAATATGCAAGAAGATGTGATGCTACGGGACGTGGTATGAACGAGGGATGGGTATGGGGTGAGGGTACTTACTACACCTCAACACTTGAATTAACCATGAAAGAACTTAGAGATGACGTAAGAGATGGCGCCTATGATTTTGACGAATTAGGTGCAGAAAAAATGTTACAAATGTCAGACGATGAATTATTAACATATGCATACGACAATGATGTCTTATACTACACAGAGTGGGAAGAGATTGACGATGAGATATACCCTCTAGACTCTGAAGATTGTTATTATGACGAGGATGGAAACGAATATGAACTTTAAAACCTAGAAACTATGACAATCTTAAAACTTCAATCAGCAGAGACGATTGACCAAAACGGAATCATCTACTACTTGACGGGCGAGTATGCCTATGTGGGCAAGATAGAAAGTGGTAACACAAGAATCATACTTGATAAGGATGACGGAATGTTATACATGATTGAAATGAATGATAGAAAAATAAATTCACTAACCAATAAAAACCTATAAACTATGAACAGAATTGATCAAATCATAGCATACGAATGTGGTATGCTAGACGGGGCAGGTATGGTGTACCTGTTCGCTGAACTAATAAAAGATGGCTCAGCATGGAGTCTACAAGGCCACTACGGACGGACGGCCAAGCTATTAATCGACCGAGGCATCATCATGCCGAACGGGGACATAGACGAGATGGCTGCAATTGAATGTGGAATTGAAATGTAACTAACCTTTAAAACCTAGAACTTATGACTGATAACAATTTTAAAATAGGAGACATCGTAACATTTTATGGTTGCACCAATGGTATACCTAATGGTGGAATTTCTTTTGGAGAAATCATAGAAATAAACGGAGAACGTGCACGTGTAGTTACAGGGGGCATTGACTTGAATCGAACAAATCATTTCAAACCAAACTATATGATACCTATAAGAGTTAGACCAATAATAGAAGATGACTCCATTTACAAGGTAACATTATCTACAGCAAAATCTATTGATAACACCAATTGGGGTGCATCACCATACTAAATAAATTACTAACCTATAAACCAAAAAAAATGACAAGAGAACAAATAATGCAAACGGGAGGAAAGTTCTTCTCAGTATCATTCATCAAGAAGGATGGTACAACAAGAAAGATGACGGCACGAATTGGAGTCAAGAAAGACATCAAGGGTGTAGGTCTAAGATTTAATCCATCTGAACGAGACCTCATCGTAGCGTTCGATATCCACAAGAAAGCATATCGAATGATTAACCTAGCAACAATACTAACCTTTAAATTTAAGTAACCATGTACAGAACAATAAGCCAATTAACCCAAGACGAGCTATTTGAATTATCAGATAGAGAAGATATGACAATCGAACAATTAAACGAATATTTTATAGCGACATTATTTTCTGATGACGATTTTTTTTGTAACCTTTAAAACTTAGAAACTATGACACAAGAACAAGCCCACGAAATTTTGGTAAGGAATAATATTTTTTGCGGTGGAGATATTCCATTCGATAAAACAACCAATTACATTGGTATGTTGTACGAAACAAATACCCATCGCAGAATTTGGAACGCTGAAGAATTAAAATAATTAACTAACCTTTAAACCTTAGAACCATGAAAAACCTACATGACTTCGTGGACTCCATCATCGAGAATGGTGGAGCTACATTCAACCTATCAACAGGTACATCCCCAACAACTGGCTATGCGGTCAGTCTGAAGGGAGGCTCGCAAGTACCAATAGATGACACAAGACAATCGATCGAGCATGCGCTATATAACTTCTGTGCTGTACACGGACTAGAACTATCTATACCCGAGAACAACATAGGCGGATGGGTAGACGATGGATGGCTGTACCTTGACGTATCAATTGTTCTGCCCAACCTAGTTGACGCAATATTGATGGGCAAGATTAACAAGCAGAAGGCAATCTTCAACCTTGACAACGGCCACACAATAGACTTATGATTGTGAGTGTCGAAATCAAATCAGCTAAAAACCTATCAATCAATCGCTTAACTATTTTCAGTGTTGACTCGTGTTGATTTAGTGTTGATTTTTTTTTCTGAAAGCCTTGCTACCATTGACTTTGTGTTGAAATGTTGATTTTGAGACAAAAACTAGCGTGAAATTAAAATACTATGGGTAGTACTATATTACTACTATATATATATATTTTATTTTTTTTTCTCTATAGAAGAGTAAAAATTAACATTCTAACACAAACTCAACAGTACCAAGGGTTACAGAATTTCAAATCAACACTAAACCGACACAAACCAACATTTTTTAACACTAATCCTTAAAAACCAACACTAAATGAAAGAACAGACAGCCGTAGAATGGCTATTCAGCCAATTAATGACAGAAGAACAGATGACTAAAAATGAGATAATGAATGTATACGGCTCCGCCTTAATAATGGAGGAGGAGCAGATATCGGAATTTAATTTAACCTATAAACATAGAAACACTATGAAAGCAAAAATCAATCCTATCCTCCGATTTGTCGAGCTGACTTACGGAGTTGAGACCAAGACCATCCAGTTTGATGACCTAGACGAGTGGTGTACCATTGAGTTTGCCGAGGGCAAGTTTGACGTACATTTTGACTACATGCAGAAGCACGAGTTTAAGAACGAGAAGGAGTGGCTAAACTACATCATACAGGCATACCCGTACAACAATGACGTTGACTACGAGTACCAAGTAATCGACCACATAGATTTAGAGCTATGATAAGATACCACATCTGCTTTGAGATATCAAAGGGTCTATGCTCGGGAGTGAACATAGATGCGAGGAGTTATGCCGAAGCCTTAAAGAAGTTTGGCGATAGTAATAACATTATATATATTTGCAAGTTATGATGGCATATAAAATAAACTACAGCGTATTCAACAGGGACGTCTTTGTTGACAGGGTATGGGCAAATAACGAGGAAGATGCCACGTTTTACTTCAACATGTTCTTCAGCGACATTGGTGCGGTAATCACATCGATCGAGCCATCGGTCGTTCAATTTCTAATTGAGCAGGCTAGTGACAACTAAGTTCATCCGATTTACATTGGTATGGGTGAGCCAGAACTTATCCATACCATTTTGGATGGTAGGTCACGTACACCTGTCGATGAATGTGTACGCTGACATCCACGAGATACTAATGTCATGTGGCATGAATATAATTGTGGCAATAGGATTTATTATTGACTATAAAAAACAAAATACAAATGACTAAAGAAGAAATGACAGCAATTATCCTTGACTACATGTTAGAGCTAAAGGATGAGTACGAGGAGATGGTATCGGAATTTGGATACAAAGACCCAAGCACTCAGAGACTACAGACCAAGTACACTACACTACTAATACTAATTGAGAAACTAAAACTAGAGCAATGAGACAAAAAAATATAGACATAGCTATCATGCACTGCTACCGACAGCTGTACGCACACTCCAATCCACCTGCATCGTTTGACGAGCTGTTTAATAACGCGGAGACAAACGAGAGGGGTCAGAAGGTCATACCATACATGGACTACGAGATAGAGGAGAGTGTGTTCGATGAGATAGTAGACGACACGATTAAGGTATACAAGATAAAAGAGAAGGGCTTCCGCCCGAGCATACTCCTTGGGTGCAGTCCGAGGTTCACTAAAACTAAACAGACATGACAACTTTTTTAATATCATTGACGGTATTCATATTATCTTTCTTGCCTCCGATATGGCTTGTAAATTACAGGTTGATCACTTTATCGTGCATAATAACAATGATTGTATCGTCTCTATTCCTTGTGCATTCAATGATTATTGTACTAGGAGAATTACTAATTTAAATTAAATATAAAATGAGAAAACTTAAAACAACGATGTTATTCATAGGGATATCTATAACATCATTCGCACAAAACTTTCAAGGTATGGACTCTATTCGGTTAGATAACGGAGATGATGAATTTAACTTAAACTTAAAGACAAAAAGTGAAGCTATTCATTCAGTAATGCGAATACTAGATTTAAATGATAGAGATACAAATACTGCTTATATAGATAAAAAGTCTAATATTTTGATAGGTACATACTGGGATGACGACAAAAATAAAAATCGTGTATACCTTCTATTTTGTTATAAAATAAAAAATGAAGGGTATATAGTATCTGTTATACACCAAGAGAATGTGTATTCTGAATTTTTTTACTTAGAAAAAAAAGTGTATATATATGACCCAAAATAAAGCATGGAACGACCTGACATTGGAAGATAGAATCTACCGAACGGGAAATAGCTCGTGGTACATAGACCACGGAGTTAAGATAGAGCTGTTTGACTCTGACAATCGTATTGAGATTATGAACACGATGACCTCTAGCGACAAGTACGAAAAGATAACTGACTTTCAGATGCTCGTATTCGAGAACAACGGTTGGCTAGCAGGATGCTACAAGGTAAATATCGATGTGGCCGACCGAAAGATTGAGAAGATAGAGTCTTTGATACGTTACGCTGAAATAGAGCCAGATTTGTACAATATTGTCGAGCTCACAGACAGGAAACAGAAATTGTTGATAAAAAAAGAGAGATATTCATTGCTATTAAGCGAAATTTTATAATCTTTGTAACCCCCTAATTAAATAAATATATATGGCACACTGGAGAAATCTAATGAAAGACAACAAGTACCTAGGCTCGTGGGACTTGGAGGTAAATGGAAAATACGAGCCAAAAGTAGTAACAATCGATCGGATATACCAAGACGTATTTGTCGGAGAGATGGGCAAGGAGGACAAGGTCTTCGTTAAGCTAAAAGAATTTGACAAGCCAATGATATGCAACAGGTCAAACTTCAAGCGCTTAGAGACATTCTTTAACTCATTCAATGCAGAGGAGTACGTAGGCAAGCAGATCGTAATGATGACAGAGAAGGTAAAGAGTCCACAGGGATTGGTTGATGCGCTACGATTTAGCGTCCGACCTTTACCAAAGAAGGAGCTACCTACACTAACACCTGACCAAATGTCAAAAGCCGTTTTGGCTCTAGAGTCTGGCAGGACGACCATTGACAAGATCAAGAAGTCTTACAATATTACTAACGAACAGATGGAGATACTGAATGAAATTAACAATTAGATCATCGTCATGCGCACCATTATTCTTGGGCGATGACGGACTGACAGACATCCAATTAGCAAAGCTTACTGAACTCAAGTCTAAGATAAAGTTGACAGAGGCACAGGCAAGGGAGCGTGACAAGTTGGAGCTAAAGAAGGACTCTGTAGAGTTAAGTACAGGAGCCAAGGGACTGATCGAGGACATCATCGATCGTCAGGTGTACAAGTACGAGGAGAACTTCTCTAACCCGAAGACACAGAAGGGATGGGACGTGGAGTCAGAGTCGTGCGAGATATACAACCGCATCTTCTTTACGAGCTACCATAAGCAGGAGGGTTTCGATAGTTACTACGAGCTGAAGCATGGCATATCGGGTGGTCACCCAGACGTTGTTGATTGCGAGAGGAGGAAGGTGATCGACTTGAAGTCGTCATGGTCAAAGAAGACGTTCCCCAAGACGATAAAGAAGGCATACGATAGTGGCTATGAGTGGCAAGTAAAACACTACCTGTACATGTTGACTAAAATGACTGGAGAAGACTGGTCTGATGGTGAGGTTGCATTTATTTTGACAACCACTCCAGAGGAGTTGAAGCCAGAGTACGAGGACGACAGCCTGCACTACATGGAGGACTTAAACGATGAATTGAGGGCTACGATAGTACCCGTGAAGCTTACGAGCGATGATATTGTCAAGATGGACAAACGGCTAGCTGCTGCCGAGAAGTATGCAAATGAGTATTATAATTTATTAAAATCAAAGAACAAATGAGTGAATTTAAGATGAGGGGGGTGATTAAGGTGATCAATGACACGGTTCAGATCACAGACAAGTTCCAAAAGCGAGAGTTCGTATTAAACGAGCCTGACGAGAAGTATCCACAGGACATTTCATTTCAGCTCACGCAGAACAACTGCGAAAAGTTAGATCAGATCGCTGAGGGTCAAGAGGTCGAGGTATATTTTCGAATCAGAGGACGTGAGTACCAAGGCAAGTACTTCAACAACTTAGAGGCGTGGAGGGTAGATGCGATAGAGGGTGCTAAGATGCCAGAGCCAGCTATTGTTGTAGGTGACGCAAACGATACTGACGCAGACTTACCTTTTTAATCATGTTGTTGTTTTATTATTTATTTTCATCACTATTCATGTTTGGTGTACTGCATGATCGATTGGCAGATGGCATAGGACATTTCATCATCATAGTATGGTGTATTACCCTAGGCTGGATATCAATGCCGATCTTCATCGGCCACTGGATGGTGAGTATGATGAAAAAGAAATAGGTTGATAAGTCAGGTGGCTTAATGGTAAAGCCCGACCTTTTAAGTCGGAGTATACAGGTTCGATTCCTGTCCTGACTTCACTTTATAGGTACAGTTAGGGTTCTGTGGTTAGCCAACCATTTTTGGAAAAACTCTGGGTAGGCAGTTATGGATGGCCTACCCTCTTTTTTAAGTAATCAATTTAATTTTATGTATATGTGGTATTCAAACTCAACACAAGGTACGGTTGACACTATAGTCGACTCTGTAATTGTTCGATTTAAGGACAGGTCGATCAAGGGGATTAAGAAGTATAACAACACCATGGACAGAGACGATCTGTCTGTCACTGAGTGGATAGACCACGCCATAGAGGAGCAGATGGACAACATACTATACCTAACCAAGCTAAAGAAGGAACTAAGCAAATGATAACATACTTCAAGACCATAAACGATACATCTGAGCCGTTCTACAAGGACGTATCAATGGCAATCGATAGGATAAGGAATGGTGCCTCGAAGGATAGGGTGATGGCTGTAAGGAACTCATCTAACAAGGACGAGAGGAACGAGAAGAAGAAGAAGCTACCTGCGATATGTTTCTCTGGGACATTCAGCAGGCGATCAGACAATGCGATTATAGAGCACAGCGGATATATATGCATAGACTTTGACGGATTTAAAAATGAGCAGGACCTGTACAACAAGAGGGAGGAGTTGATGGCTGATAAGTACAGCTACTGTGTGTTCACGTCACCATCTGGTGATGGATTAAAGGTATTGGTTAGCATACCAAAGGACCCGATGAACCACAAGAAGTACTTCTCTGCACTTAAAAAATATTATGATTGTGACGAGTTTGACGTGAGCTGTAAAAATATTTCACGTGTTTGCTACGAGTCTTATGACGAGGACATATACGTAAATGAGCTGTCGTCTACGTGGACAGAGATGGACTCTGACTCGTCTGACGTTGTATACGTAAGGCCAAAGATCGTTATAAACGACACAAACGAGATAACAAGGAGGCTCACCATATGGTGGAACAAGAGCTACGGCATGGTAAAGGGACAGAGGAACAACAACCTGTTTATCCTAGCGTCAGCATTAAATGAGTTCGGCATACCACAAGAGGAGGCCAAGTCTGTTTTGATGTCTTATGACGATGGTGACATGGAGAAGGAGATAGGCACGATTGTTTGGTCGGCATACAGGAACATTGCATCACACGGAACTAAGTTCTACGAGGATATAGACAAGACTACCAACATAAAGAACGATCTTAAGAATGGTGTACCAAAGGAGGAGGTGAAGGCAAATCATAGCGTAGACGTTATCGACTACCTGATCGAGACAGCCGACAGCAATACGTTCTGGACCAAGACAAGCAAGGGTAAGATTGATCTTGTGCCTCACCTGTTTAGGGAGTACCTGAGGATCAATGGGTTCTATAAGTACTACCCAGCTGAGTCAAATAACTTTGTATTTGTTAGGGTTGTTGACAACACCATATCTGACGTAAACGAGGAGGTAATAAAGGACTTTGTACTTGAGTACCTGTTGGGTATTGACGACATGTCTGTGTACAACTTCTTTGCTGTCAACACCAAGTTCTTCCAAGAGACGTTCTTGAATTATGTGTCGAAGGTAGAGCCAATGTTTATGATAGACACGATAGATGACTCGTATATATACTACAACAACTGTGCCGTAAAGGTAACAAAGGACGATGTGGAGATAATAGACTACAGGGACCTAAACGGGTACGTATGGGAAAAGCAGAAGATCGGTCGTAACTTCATAAAATCACCAAGCGACACCTGTGAGTTCAACACCTTCATCAAAAACATATCTGGCGGTAGCACTGAGAGGATGAGGTCGATGGAGTCGACACTAGGTTACTTAATGCACAGCCACAAGCCAGCTAGCTATTGTCCTGCTGTCATACTTAATGACGAGGTGATTAGTGACAACCCAGAGGGTGGCACGGGCAAGGGGATATTTGTTAAGTCTATCAGCCACATGAAGAAGATGGTGATAATAGACGGAAAGGGATTTAGTTTCCAGAAGTCTTTCCCATACCAACGTGTGCAGGTAGATACTCAGACCTTAGTGTTCGATGACGTAAGTAAGAACTTTGACTTTGAGAGGTTGTTCAGTATAATTACTGAGGGTATAACACTAGAGAAGAAGAACAAGGACGAGATACACATCCCGTTCGAGGACGCACCAAAGATTGTCATAACGACAAACTATGCGATCAAGGGTGCAGGCAACTCGTTCGAGAGGCGTAAGTGGGACCTAGAGTTCAAGCAGTACTACAACAAGTCATTTACTCCTGAGAGTGAGTTTGGTCACATGCTGTTCTCTGGATGGAATAAGTCTGAGTGGACTAAGTTTGACAACTACATGATACAGAACATACAGACGTATCTTTCTAGTGGGCTGATAAAGAGTCAGTTCATGAACCTGAAGACCCGTAAGTTTATCGCTGAGACAAGCACTGACTTTTGGGAGTGGGTAACGGCTGATGACAATGTAGACACAAGGCTTGGATCGATATCTATAGGCCAGACGATATACAACAACTTCATTGAGGAGTACCCAGACTACGGCAACTATGGGCGGTATAAGATATCTCACAACAAGTTCTACAAGTGGCTAGACGCATATGGTAACTTTAAGTTTGGAGATAAGCCTAGGATATTTAGAAATGCAATGGGTAAGATGGTAGAGTTCATCGCCAAGAAGGATGAGAACACAGAACTAAACTTTTAAGCAGATGGAACTAAGACCTTATCAAGTTGACATATCAAGGAGGGGGGCAGACATCATAGGCAGGTACAACATACTCTGCCTATCGATGGAGGTTAGGCTTGGGAAGACCTACACATCCATGGAGGTGTGTAGGCTATCTGGAGCTAAGAACGTGTTGTTCTTGACAAAGAAGAAGGCTATATCATCTATACAGTCTGACTACGATACCATGCAACCACCATTTGACATTACCATTACCAACTACGAGAGCATACATAAGGTCAAGCAAACTCATTACGACTTTATAATATGCGATGAGTCACACACCATGTCAGCGTTCCCTAAGCCAAGCCTAAGGGCAAAACAAGTTAAGCAACTGATAAGTTTAAACAACGGTTGCAGGTTGATACTAATGACTGGCACACTTACCCCAGAGTCTTACTCTCAGATATACCATCAGTTCTACGTACACCCAATGAATCCATTTAGGCAGTACATTAACTTCTATCGATGGGCAGATGACTACGTGCATAAGTTTCAGCGGAAGATCAATGGGCTGATGATAAATGAGTACTCAAAGGGTAACGAGACAAAGATAATGGGAGCCATATCTAACTACGTTATATCGTACACACAAAAGGAGGCTGGATTCAGCACTGACATTGACGAGGAGGTATTGTACGTGGAGATGAGCGACAAGACAAAGATGATTGTGAAGAGACTGGAGCGTGACTTGGTTGTCGATGGATCAGACGAGGTTATACTTGGAGACACGCCAGTTAAGTTGATGCAGAAGTTACACCAGCTGTGGAGTGGCACCGTAAAGTTTGAGAGTGAGAACAGGATGGTTATAGACTACTCCAAGGCTGAGTTCATAAGGGATAGATTCTCAGGCACTAAGATCGGTATCTTCTACAAGTTTAAGGCTGAGTTAGATGCATTAATGGAAACGTTTGGTCCAGACAACCTTACTACAGACCTAGATGAATTTAATGCAACAGACAAGTCGATAGCACTACAGATCGTATCTGGTCGTGAGGGCATAAGCCTTAAGAATGCTAAGTACCTGGTGTTCTACAACATAGACTTTAGCGCAGTGTCTTACTGGCAGGCTAGGGATCGGATGACAACAATTGATCGGATGTACAACAAGGTGTACTGGATCTTTTCGAGGGGTGGGATAGAAGACAAGATATACGGTGCTGTAAAGAGCAAGAAGAACTATACCTTGAATATATTTAAGAAAGACTATACTAATATTAACCTTTAAAAAAAACAAAATGGATTTAGGAGATTTAATAATTGATAAACAAAAGGCAGAGCTGTACTATGAGATTGACAGTGTTGAGTTTCATCTTGAGATTGGATGGGAATTTGAATGTTTTAATGAAGACCCAGACGACAAGAGGATATATGTGTACTTAGAAAATGGATACCAGTGGGTTAATGGGTTCCAGCATCCTTACTACTCAAGTGTTGAGGAGATTAAAGAAATAAAAAAAGCTATCGAGGAGGTTGTGTTTGAAGACCCATCTAGATATGGGATCGATGAATGGCTTGAAATAGAAAAAGATTTTTATAGTGAACGAATAAATATGAACGAACAATAATTAAGTATAACTAGCCAAAACTACAAATTTAAAAGATATTTGGCGAAGTATAGATAACAAATTGATAAAGGATAAGGGGTAAAAGTTTCCCCATTAATTAAATATAAATGATATGAAAGAAACAACAATAGAATGGTGGAAATTATTAATAGTATTTTTTTCTGCAATAGTACTAGAAGCAAATAGCATAGCAGGCTTTAAATTTTTAATGGATGAGCACTGGATGGGTATGGTTATGATGGCAGGTATTAGTCCATTTCTTTGTCTACCAATGAATCACTATACGATTGAGTGTAAAACATTAAAGCAAAGAGTATACATAGCCGCATCTTTTAGTATTGGCTTTGTAGTAGGAATTTTAACAATTAGACCTTTTTTTATATGAAACCTTTAAATCAAAATAATATGAGACAGATAGTATACAACTCAGTAAAATGTCTTGAGTGTAATAAAGTAATAGTAAGCAGGTACAGACACGACTATGTAATATGTGGGTGCCCCAATAGTGCCATGGTAGATGGAGGTAATGATTATGAAAGGTATGGTGCAATGGACATGGATAAGATCAAACTAAACTACATATATGCAGATGATGACTTTGAAATTGTTAGACAACATGCAGCAAGAGGTAGCCGTGGCAAAGATGGTAAGCAACCACTAACATGGGTGCCACTACGAGAAATGTCAGATGACTACCTACAGGCAGTGCTTGAATATGGTGGTGCAGATTGGCACCTTGACATTATTAGAAAAGAAATTAAATATAGAGAAGATGATAAACGATCCGATGGTGCAGTTGTTGATAAAGACCTTTGACCTAGAGGTACCAACTAAGTTAGTAATACAGATATCAAGGTATGCATTCGAAGACGGGTGCATTAAAATAAAAGAGGCAAAGGTGTTGGATAGTGACATGAATTTTATTAGATTTGCTGACTTAAGTAAGCTTACTAAGCACTTAGACAAGCACTATTGCATATTCAATGACCGAGCAACAGATACAGGCAAAGATAATAAAGAAGCTGGAGGCTGATGGATATTATGTTATTAAGTTATCAATGACAAACAAGCCAGGGATACCTGATCTAATAGCGATACCAAAGAACTCTGACGTTGAGTTCATAGAGGTAAAGCGTGACGGCAAGAAGCCAAGACCACTACAAATTTATCGAATTAAAGAACTTCATAATCATGGAATCAAGGCGTATATACAAGATGGGAACGGTAAAAGAGAAGTTGATACTTGACAGTTACTATGAAATAAAGGACCTGATCATGTCAGGATACACCATACGTCAGGCATCAAAAGAGTTAGGTATAAGTGTCATGTCAATACATGCGTTCTTCTCTTTAAAGAAGGGAGAAGCTGTGTTTGGGCACAAAGATGAGGCGTACTTTACCGAAGAAGAAATGTTAACAGAAAAAGATTATTCATTTAAAAATTTAAGCGATGACGAAAAAGAAATCTATAAGCAACGAGAAAAAGCTGGCCTGCTTGGTAGCCATTTTACCAGTAATGATGGACTTCATGGAGGATGTCAGGGATGAGTATCCACACCTGTACAATAGGCAGGTAAAGAAGGCAGGCAATGACTTTATTACAGAGGTAGACAAGATGGGAGACTTCCTGAACAAAAGAATTGCAAACGAATCAGACGAGGAGTTGATGGAGTTCTACACACAGGTAGTTAGTATGGGCACTATATTTAGGGAATGGTTGTCAGGCCTTTAAGAGCTGTATACTGTGCAGATATTAGCGTTACATTGCTACCTATATCTAGGTCAAGCAAGCTATCTAAGGTACACAGAACTGTTGAGAAACAGCCAATTACATTAGACGAAAACTTAAATCCAGTATTTATTAATACCATAGAAGATGTAGCAATGGTAAAAGATATAAAGAAATACACCATGACATATGAAATAAAAAATATATTTTTTTTATCTAATGTATCTTATAAGTATTAATTTATCTTTATATTTGCTGATCTTTATATTAAATATATAAATAATGAGTATAGTAAATTATGTGAACAGCACAATGTCAGAGATAAATGAACTCACTGATAATATTTACGAGTCTCTTATAGACGAGGATAACGCGGAATTAAGATCAAATATTTTAAATTTAATTAAAGTCCTAAAGGACCTCCACAAGACACATGAAAACTATCTATTATGACAGGGCTATTGAAATATATAATAGCGGTCAAACAAACAAGACAGAGATATCTAGACTGATATCTAAAGAGTTCAATGTTGAATACAATGACCTACTAAGAAGAAATGTTTCTCGTTGTGTAAGCAATAGGGCACTATATACTGAATGTGATGATGTTGGTATTGATCCAGGGTCAGTAAATTATTATTGGTACAAGGGTAAACAGTTCTCAATAAACGCATCAAATAAGATAGACCTCAATCAATTTCAAAGTGACTTAATCCAAGAGGTAAAGACTTGGGCTCCTAACTATAAGAAGATAAAGAGGGAGAAGATCAAGGACGGTCACTGCCTAGTGTTTGACCCAGCTGACATACACATAGGAAAGCTGTGCTCATCTTTTGAGACTGGTGAGGAGTACAACTCTCAGATAGCAGTTCAGAGGGTTAAGGAGGGACTGGCTGGCATATTGAATAAGTCTAGTGGATTTAATATCGACAAGATAATATTCATCACTGGCAACGACATACTCCACATTGACAACCCAAAGAGAGGGACCACATCAGGCACGCCACAGGACACTGACGGCATGTGGTACGAGAACTTTGTAACAGCAAAGAAGTTACTTGTAGACATAATTGAGACACTGTCTGCTATTGCAGACGTTGAGGTCGTGTATAACCCAAGCAACCATGACTTCATGTCTGGTTTTATGTTGTTGCAGTGTGTTGAGGCTTGGTTCATTAAATCAAAAAATGTCACCTTTAATAATGACATGAGCCACAGGAAGTACTCTGTGTATGGTGAGAACTTAATCGGATCTACACACATGGATGGAGCTAAGATTGCTAACCTTCCACTACTTATGGCACATGAGTCTGGTGCGTCATGGCACGAGTGCAGGCACAGATATATTTATGGGCACCATGTTCACCATAAGACATCGAAAGATTTCTTGTCTGTAAATGTTGAAACTTTGCGCAGCCCCTCTGGCACTGATAGCTGGCACCACCGTAACGGGTATCAGCATTCACCACAGGCTGTTGAGGCATTCATACACCACAAGGAGCACGGCCAGGTGGCCAGACTCACGCACCTATTTTAATCACAATCATAGGAAATGCGCTTAATTGTCGAGTAAAACGCTTAAAAAACTTGACATTTTGTCGCAAATATAGGAGATACTTGCGACACAATTATGCCAAGATTTGTGACAAAATTTGCATGAATTTTTCCAGAATAAGGTTGGTATAAGGGTTGGTAATAAAGTTGGTTATAGTCAACATAATAGCTAAAATCATGTCATAATGTATAATATAACTAACATATTAGCTACTTTTTGTAAACTATATTTTGCCTTAACAGTTCCATTTTTTTAATGCAAGGGTCTTTCTTGTAGGTTCTCCGTTTGGTTTTTTAGCAGGGCCTGGCATACCAGACATTCTAGCGCAAAAGCTTTTTCTTCTTTTTTCGTCTTTGCTTCCTGGTTTAATTTTAGATGGAGCAGTAGTTACTGCCATCTTAAGTTTACTTCCAGGGTTATCTGCCCTATAACTTGCTACACCTTTAGCATTTAATCCACCTTTGGGATTCTTACCTTCTTTCCTAGTCCAAGCTGCTGTCTTTGCCATATATTTTATATCCAATGTTTATTTTCTTCTTCCCACCAAAATGTTAAATCTTGAGTTTCATTGTCGTAGTACTCACCAACAAATTCAGACTTAAATATTGAACTTTTATTTTCAAACAAAGCTAAGAAAAATACATCATTTTCTATGCCTAAATACTCCTTTAAAAAATTCAATAAAAATGTATAGTTAGATCCTCTTATAACTCCTGCTTCAACAAATAGTATCTTCTTGTTTTCAAGTTTATAAGAATAAAGGTTAAATATTTGTTCTAGCTCAGACTTATGCCTTTCATCCCAAGACTCATCAGGGTAAGGAACATCTACACCAAAACCATCACAAATCTCTCCACTATAACTAAGTGCGTGACGCAACAATTGACCAACATTAGATGAGTAATCGGTAGATACTGTTACTACTACAGTATTGCTTGCATTAAAATTTTCTTTTAATAAATTAGATGCTAAGTCTAATGTTAATACAGTTTCTTTTTCTTGAGAAACATTATGTTCAACTCTCTTCATCTGGTGTTTATTTAACTTTATATATGCAAAGATACAGTATATTTTTTTGTTATTAACTCTAAAAAAAGGTACATTTGTGTATGGAAAATATAACACTAGAGGCTATGTGTGCCGCAGTCGAGGACTACATATATAAAAAGAAGAACGTAAGGGTTCGTATTGAAATTTCTTACCATCCATTCTTTATACAGCGTCAAGTTGATATGCTACACTGGTGCTACAACTTCGCCCTCATGGACTTGACTATCTGATCGGCTGTCTTACCTGCCTTTATTTCAAGCAATGTCCTACCAGTTACCTCCCCTAATGTATTTAATAACTTAACATACTCTCTACCTTGAGCTAAGTTTAATCCACCTCCCCTGTTTACCCAGTTAATATCTTTAGATATATACTCATACTCCTTGTCAGACTTAATCATTCCCATCTCAAATTGAGACGGCTCACGTTTAAACTCTTTCTTAAAATCTTCATATTTAGTATACTCTGACTCAGACATGGCATTCTTTTTAACCATGTTCACAACCTTTGTAACTATTTGGTCTGACTCTTTTGGAAGTATACCCATCGCAAATAACGTAGAGAAGTAAAGAGTGTTCTTCATTAAGTCTTGCTCTACTGGTCTTATCTTCTTTATGGTTATATTTCCCTTGTATTCATCCTCAAATTCTCCAGTAATAGCTAAGCTATAGTCATTATATATTTTTTTGTATAGATCTGATGCAATAGATATCATCCCTAATCCATGATTATCATCATACTTGCTTCCGACTTGATATAAGCTTTTTTGCTTTTCTTCTTGTCTGAACTTATCTTCCTGTTTTTTATCCATTGGATCTTCGTCCTTTAATGACCTTATTTCGTTTTCCTGTTTAACTAGTTCATCTAATTCAGATTCATTGTATCCAGTAGTAAAAGAAAGTAACAGGTCGGTAGACATTGTAACATATCTATCTGTCATCTGAATAGGTGAAATTATATCATTTATCATTGACTTAACAGGAAACTTTGTTGCGCTTTCTAACATCTTCTTGTCGTCCTCATCATCGTCATCATCGTCACCCAAAATTCCAAGAACGATTGCTTTAGCAACCTTATACAAGCCAATACCGATACCGACAGATATAGCCCTATACGCAACCATCTCCGCTACTGTAGCAGCTGCTGACTTATATGCAATTTTTCGGTCTTCATTACTAGTTGTCTTAGAACCTATGTTTATTATATCTGAATTTAATCTAGCCTTTTGATTTAATCCAAAGGAAGCAAATGGAAATAATATCTTCTTAGCCATCCTCTTCATACCATCTTCAGCAGTTAAGAATTCTCCACCAAGCATTGGGTCTGATATGTTTTGTTGCCTGTCAACCATTGACTGGGCATAGTTTAATGCATCTTGGTTTGGTTTATGATCAGCCCAGTCTATAGAACTCTCTCCCATATACTGTAGGTAGTATGACTGGAATCCAGACCTAGCAATAAATACATCTGGCCTTGACAAGAAAAACTTTACATATAATTGTTGAACCTCTTGAATAGTTTTTAATGAGTCCTTGAACTTAGTGCCCTTAGCTTCCATCCTTCTATCTATAGACTCTATAGTAGATAATGACTCAATACCTCTATTCGATATTGGCATACCAGTATTATTTAGCCACTCATTAAATTCAAGTGTAGCTATATTAAACTTACCTGTCATCATAGCTGTACTTATTGCGATTGGTACAGTTTGTTTTACAGACTGTAGTACACCACCTAGCGCCTTTCCAACACCAAGGCTTGCAGCAAAGTTAAGTACAGCATCTGCATCCTTATACAAATCTGAAGGAATAAATATCTTACCCTTAGCTCTCCTTATATATATATTTACTCTTGTTTCAAGTAGTTCTCTATCTTTAGCAGTAGGTATTAATTTATTTAATAGATTTGAGTTTAAGAATCCATCAACCTGTCTTATACCTGCTGCTGTGTTTATATCAACTAGTGCACCCTTCAACGAGTTTGAGTTATTTGAATCAAAGTCAAGGCTTACATATCTACCTACTTCCATAGTAGTAGGTCTAGTTGACTCCATTAAAACACCTGTCTTAGTCTTATCTATTACTTTATCCATACTGATTAAGAATGATGAATTACGTTCTAATAATTCTTTATCAATTGATTTTGTCTTAAGTATTTTAAATTGATCTGGGGTATAGTTAACATCACTTCCTAAATCATAGTTATATATAGACAAACTAACATCGTGAAGGTCTTTATAGTGTTTAGACCACTGGTCAACCCACCAGTCAACTGCATCTCTATTTTCCTTTGATGCATTTGAGTTAATAACATCCATGTCCCCAGTGCTTACACCTAGCTTATCAAATACTTTTTGATAAACTTCTGCCATAGTTTTTTGAGATTTATCTCCATAGTTATTTAAAACATCAATACTTTGTGTTATTAAATTAACTCTTCTATTTGTCTCTGCCTTCATTTCTTCCAATGATCCAGTTACATTTCTCTTTAAGAATGACAGCATGCCCCTCTCGTATACATTTTCAGGGTTATGGAACGTCTTGCTATTCTTTATGAACTTTTCGTAGTACTCATTTATTATCTTATTGTGTAGATAGTTCGCCTTATTAACACCGTTAATAACAATATCAAGTCCCATAGACTTCATCACACTTATCCCACTTTTAACTCCACTAAACATCCTCTCTATCATCAGTGAAAGAGGTGTAAACTCTTTTCCAAAGATCCTGCCTAGTCTAGGACTAAAGTAAAGCTTTAATGCCCTAGCAACTTTACCAGACTTTATCTGTTCTTTAAGACCAAGTTGCCCCTTGTATGCAGACAAAGCCCCCTCTAGCTTGCTAGTGATTCCGTTGTTGATAAAGTTATCCATCGCCTCTACAGCAAATATAGCATCCCTGATAGACATCTCTGACAGGTCAACCTTCAACAAATCTGATATTATAGCCCTATCCTTTACTGTTATAGCTACCTGCTCTCCAGTGAATGGATTTTGATTAGTTTTTATAATGTCTGTAACTATTGATGCCAATGACTCAAACCTTTTTAGTAGGTAAGATCTAACATACCTTTCCTTTTCTTTGCTGTCCATCTTATACTCTGGATCCTTGATCGCATTTAAGATCTCTTGTATCTCCTTTATTGTCATGTCACCAGATATCACTCCAGATTCTAATAGGTCATTATTAATAGCCAACAACTCAGCCTTTAATTTTTGATCTTGTTTTTCAAGTGCATCCTTTGAAAAGTTTGATACCGTCTCTATGTTTGCAGATTCTTTAAGTACCACGTCTAGTCCCTTCACTCTTGATGGGGCTACCGCGTTCTTAACTATCTCAGCCATATCTATATAGTCATCTATATTTTCAACCATAGATGGGTCTATCTTTGCAAACTCATTGGCCATGCCTACAACCTGTGCCTGATTGTCTGACTTTAATAACCTCTTTATAGCTCTCCTGTACGAGAATGCATTGTTTAATCTTTCTTGATAGTCTGCCCTATCGAATACCTTAGCTGCGTAGTCAATAAGTCTTTCAACCATAACTGGGTTGTCAAGGTTTACTTGACTAACTCTCTTGATGATTGTGGACGCTTGGCTCACCTTCAATTTTCCAAGCTTGACCATCCCTTTGATGGCATCAGACAACGACTTTCTTTTTGAGTTAAGATCAGCCTTAGCCTCTCTAGCTGCCTTGGCCTCTAGTCTTAGTTGATCTTTAAATGCAGCCGCTTCGTTAACTGTAACCATCTTTGGTTTAGGCGTACCCATTACCTTAGCTACAGATGGTGCCTTCTTTAACTTTTGACTTTTAGATTGCTTGAAGTCTCTTATCTTCTGCTCTCTTTCTATGTCGGTTGCATCTTGATACCACTTTGACTTCTGTATGTAGTCTAGTGCATTCTGAGTAGCTTTGGGCCAAGTTGTTCCACGATCTAATGACTTCTTGAATACAGACTCAGACTCATTGTCCATCCTTGTTTCTTGTGGAGTCTTTTGGAATTTAATTTTTCCACCCTTAGCTGACTTAGTTTCAAACATAGGATCAGATGGGGATATTTTTTTGGCGTTTTTAGCTAATACCAAGGCTCCTACTTGTATAACTTCCTCTGCCGAAGCTAGTGGCATACCGTCTGTCTTATCGTAGAACCAACTATGTCTGAATGGATTCATTCCTACCTGTGTCCAAGCAGGGTCATTCATTAATTCTTTTGCTCTAGCATATACAGCTTCTGGATCTTCATTAACCCAATCACCAAACATTCTAGCTATAGTTGATTTATTCTGAGTGTCCATTGCTATTCTTATAGCAGGGCCAGGAAATGTTTTAAAATCTACATTTTTTAGGACAGCTGTTTGACCATATGCAATTGATTTACCTTCTTTATTTCCATCATGAATTGAAACAACCCATGTATCATAATCTTCATAAGCAGGGATATCTAATCTAGATGCTACCTTTTCTCCATCTTCAAGATTTTTAGTAAGACCAATAATACCTGTGGCTACTTTTGAAGTATCTAATGAATTAGTTATATCTTCTAAACTTGGTAAGGTAGGAACTTCTTTAAAAGACTTAATAGGTTGATTTTTAGAAACAATATTAAGGTATTCCTCTTGATTTATTAATTCATTATAATAATCTTTTGCTGCTTGTTCTACTATTGGGTTTCTCTTTTGTTTTTGATTAACCTTATTATTTTTTCTCCAAGATTCTCTTTGCTCTTTAGTTTGACCAAGTGATTCTAAAGCTGCATCATAACCAGGCTTGGCTTCTTTATCTGTTGTTAGTTGAGTCTTCTGCTGTTTTATTTTACCTATCTCATCTTGTTCAATAAAATCTAATTGTTTAATATAGTTTAATGCCTCTTGGATTGGTAAATCTATTTTAGTTATATCAATAGGTAAATCATTAATTGAAGAATAATACCATCTATGATGTCCGTCAATAATATAATTATCACTACTTACAATAACTTTTTTTGAATAAGGTGCATCGTTTTTAAATTTATCTGTATTATCTATATTTATTTCATTTTGACTTGGCTTTAACGTATTTGCCATGGCCCCATCTATATCCTCAAAACTTATTTTATCGTTCTTTAATTTATCAAATAGAATAGGTAAAAACCTTGTTCTTATTTGTGGCATTTCACTTCTCTTTAATCCTAAACTTTCTTTTGGATAAAATATATTTTTACCATCCTCTTGACTAATTTCTCCTTCAACTCCAGTCTTTTGTTGTTTTATTTTGGATGGTTGTTCAGTATCATCTATATCCTCATCCTCTACAGCTTGACCTTCTTCTTCAGCTTTAATTTCGTAATTAAATTTTTCGCCAGCTGATTTCCATTTATCATATGTATAATTTGCAGCATCTTCATAACTAATTCCTTCAATATTTGCTTGAACTCCAAGTGTTTTATAAAGATTTTTTTCAAAATACCAAAGTATTGCTTGAGTATCAGCAATACTTAAATCATATCCCTGCTTGTTTAATTTATTTACAGCATCAGATATAGTATCATACATGAATTGACGATCGCTACTATTAAATGGAGCGTCATTAATATTTTCAAAAGCGGCTTTATATATTGTATTTGCTGCTTTTTCTACTTCGGTTCCATTTTTATATCCTTTAGCAGCGTAAGAATCACGATAAGATCTAGAAGCTAGCAAAGCTTCCTCGTTATTCATCTCTGGATTTCCAAGCAACGCCTTAAATCTATCAAGGCCGATAGCTTCACCCTTTGTATTAAAACCTTTATTAACTGTTGGTATTAGTGTACCTCTATATCTATTAAACGTCCTAGACCACCATCTATCAAGTGTTGGATATGCTTCATTTCCTGATAGATTAGAGAAGAACATTCCTAATTTTGCCCCAAATACAGAAGCAGCAAACGGAGCTTTAAAGCTAACAGGCCAACTAGTTTTTAATGGCGCAAGACCCTCTTTTTTTCTTTCTTTATTTATATCTTGAATAGATCTAACATCCATTAAGTCTTTTTTAATAGCAGCTATATCTCCATTATATTCAACAAGTAAATCATTTATTCTTTTTAGATTGGCTTCGAAAGAAGCTACTCTATTGCCAGAAAGAGTGATTGGCATCACACCATTTTTTTTATAATAATCGTATGCTTCAGAAGCCAATTTGAAATTACTCATAACCTTCTGACCATCAGATGTAATTGCTACAAGCATAGTAAACAAATCTCTTGCATTCTGATCTGTTTTCATTTCAGGGAAAATCTTAGACATTCTATCTAATGACTTTTGATACAATTTACCATACCAACCTTTACCACTTTTATCACCCATAACACCAATGAAGTACTTTACTTCATCAACCATCCAGTTAGATATTTTTTTACGAGCTTCTGGAGAGTTATCCTTTTGAGAAATTGTACCATATTTAGCACGTTGCCTAGCTTCAAGTGCTTCCCCAATTTTTCTAGTTATATTCTTTCCTTTTTTTAAACCAAACTTCTCTAGGGATTCATTTCCCTTCATAATTTCTGTAGCCTGCTTTTTAATTTTACCTTCACCTCTATAATCTCCCTCAATCGCCTTACCAGTCATAAGACTTTTAGACATATAATTAATAAAGTCAACAGCCTCTTGTGCAGTTGCACTAGACTTTATTATTACAGGTAAACCTAAGCTTTTAGCTATTCTATTAATTAGATTTAAAAACTTTTGAAACTTTGTTGTTGTTAACTCAGTCTCTGCTTCGGACATAATAGCTCCAAGCTCAGACAGAAACTCCTCTGCCCTATCTGATTCCTTATACATAGAGATAAACTTGTCTAACTTAGCCTTAACCTCTTTATCTGATATAATATTTTTAAGACCATTAGCAAAGTCAGTTATAGTCTGAAAAGACTTTCCAGACCTTAGTATTGCCTCGTGGAATGCCTCGTGTAGTATTGTAGTTTCCTTAGCAGTCTCCATGTTTATATGAATCTCTTTCTTAATTTGAGCTCCTGCTGCATTTTCTACCTCATTAGATATATCATCTACATCTCTACCAGTTGTATCTGCTATGGCTTGGTGCATCTCTGACTTATTGTTGTGAAGGTATACCTTAACACCAGGCAAAGACCTCATTATCATAGCTGCTGACTTAACTATTTTTTGTTTTAACGGTGTATCTTGTCTCGATACCATCTCTCTTGAGTTCTCAGTGGTAACTAAGTTTTGCTTGTACTCTGCTTTCTTAGTTTCTGTCTTAGCTGCAACTTCTTGAGTGCCAAAAACATTTGGCATTCTTCCCTCCTTCAACGCCTTAGCAATTTCCTTAAACTGCTGTGGTGTAAACTCCATTGGGTTTTCTCCCGTTGCACCAGTCTTTACATTTTCAAATGTGCTCATGTCAAACAGAGACTCTTGTCCTGACAATCGACCAAACTCAATAGCTTGACCTCTAGATGATTCAGGTGCAAGTATGTTAAGGTCTATAGATACCTGATTGCTATTGGGGAACTTATAGATACCAACCTTTACCGTCTCAGAGTCTCCGATCTTATCAGAGTGCTCTTCAACAAAGTTAGATATCATATCTGGAGTAAGCTCATCCATTGTTGTGTTCATGCTAATTACAGGTACAACTAATCCAGGACCTTCGTACTTAACTCCGTCAATATTAAATGTAGCACCATCCTCATCAACTTCGTTCAATGACTTTACTCGGCCCACCTCTGCTGTTGTGTTGGTAGCAATGGCAGGTTTGTCTATTGTTATTTCAGTTGTAGTTTCTAACAAAGGACTGATTAGCTTGTCGTACTTGTTGTAAATCTTATTGTACTTATCTAGTACAGTCTTTGGCATGAGAGTTTTATCTACCTCACCATTTACTTTGTAGCTTTCTATTTTAGGTATGGCCTTAAGAAGCTCCGCTTGTTCTTCAGATCTGTAGGTAGCTACTTCTTCTTGTACTTTGCTTGAGATAGTGCTATCGCCACTATCTGTTTCATTGACCGTGGCTTGCCGTTGTCCCCCTTCGCTGACCCCGACTTCTTGTTGTCCTTCACTAGTTCCTTGATATTCGCTGACACCGCCTTCTGTTGTGCCTGCTTGCTGTTGTTCTGTGGTTTCTTTAGTGGCATTTTTGCTTATTGTTTTTAGTTCGTCATTAATCTTGTTTATTCTGTCAGTTTGAGCAGCAACGAGGGCAGGATCTTTTCCTTCTCTTTGTTTGGTTAACCTAATCTTTTCAGAAACTAAATTAATTGATTTTATTTGATCTTCAGGGCTAATGTCGTCAGGAATACTCTCAAACATACCTGAGAATTCATTCATGTTCTGTAGCTCTGCCTCAGCCTCTGACTTAGTAAGTTTACCTGTTAATATATCGGACTTTAAGTTAGCAACAATTATTTTTTTAAATTCCTTATCGGTAGACATCTCCTTTAAAAACTTTAAATCTTTCTCATTGTACAGTGAAATATTTCCTGTCATGATTCCAGTTGTAACGGTTCCAAATGTTGATATTGTCATACCACCTATCGCTTCCATTAAGCCATCTTCCCATACCCTTGTTGCGCCCTCAGAAAACGAGGCTGGAGTTGTAAAATACTCATCCCCAGTTAAAGTTTCAAGTTCTCCATTACGCATTTTTTTACCTTTAACTGTATTATACAGGGCCTTTAAGCCAATATCTAATACAAGTGATTGAGTAGCACCAGTTTCAAATTCAGCAAGTGTACCATTTGCTATCCTCATAACACCCTTACCAATTAAACTTTTAACTTCTTTATTAATTATTTTTTCAAGAGCTATCTTTTCAAATCCATCTGGCATCTTTTTTAATGACCTAGATATGATGCCCTTAAATAATCCACCTGAAAATGATTCGCCCTTTACTGCGTTCTTTAATCCATAATTTTCAAGGACACCCATAAGGACCGCGTATGGAACAGCTATGATAGCTCTATCTGCCGCACTAGTTGTTTTAAAGTCTGGGTCGTCAAGCATCTCATCCTCAATAGAGCTGTATGCCTGAGACGCTAAAGCGCTAAAGCTTGCTGTTGATCCAGCAAACCCAGCCAACATTGCAGGTGCTGACTCGGCAACTCCATATATTGCCTTCTCAAATAGACCAACATCTTTTGAAGACATATACTCCTTTGTTGTTTCACTTCCAAGCGCCCCTATAACTATACCTCTTAATCCTTTTTTCTGACGTTTTCGTATTTCGTTTAGAGATATATTTCTAATCTCTTTGTCTGTATATCCCTGATCCTTATAATATTTTTCTTCTTCAACATCTGTATACACCCTAACATCATTTGCCACATTATATCCCTGCATCGAACCAGTTATTAATGGTTCAACTATCTTAACTATACCTGTCAGAACTGAGTTAAGAACCCCACCTCCAAATGATCCTATCTGTGCCTTTGACTTAATATATTCTCCAGCTACAACATTTATCTTTTTTTGTGATTTTTCTATGTTATTAAATGAAGTAGATATGTTGTCTCTTCTTATTTCAAGGGCTTCTGCCTTATCTTCTAATATCTTTTTTTGCGATTCATAAACCTCCCTGGACATTGTCGCAGCTGACTTATTAAAGATTTCGACTAATACTTCGTATTGGTTTATGTCATCCTTTAATTTTTTACCTGAATTAGCTAAGTCATTTAAGTGGATGTTATAGTTCAGAACTTGACCTTGAACTATCTCTTCAGTCAGGTATGTATCTATCTTGCTTTTTACTTGTTTCTTTAGTTCCTTATTTCCAGAAGTTTCTGCTACACTAAGTTGTTCATATAATGACTTTATTTTTTGGTCATTTATATTATACTGTTCTTCTTTTTTCTTTTTGTATATATCATATAAAGGTCCATCGATCAATTTATATTTTGATCCATGTTCTGTAGTCCTACTATCTACCTCTATCCTCATTTCATCAAGTGATAGGGACTTGAATAAGTTTTTATATTCTTCTGAGTTATAATATTTTTTTATTTCAGTTTGTGTCTTAACATTGTCAGTAGGTATAGCCCTTGAAATGTCGTATTCACTATCCTCAAATGACTTCCTTATATACCCTAATCTTTTGCTTATTTTAGATGATTGATCAGAAGTTCTTTTTGATGCGTTTTGCTCTAAAAAGTTTCTAAGCTTTAATGCCTCGTCAGGATTTTTTTCATCAAACTCTACAGTTATTTCCTTACGATTTGATGCAGTAACTCTAACCCTGTCTATGTTAAACAATCCCTCTTGAGAGAACGAAAAGCCATAGTCTTTGTATTTCTTATCTAGATAAGCAACTGCACTTTCTTCTGTTTTTGCAGTTAGAGAAGAGTTAATATCTGCAAATTTTAATTTTTCTTCTTTTACTGTAGGAGATGCAACTTCTTTATATTCAACGTCTTTACCGTATCTTTCATTTAATGCAGATATAGCATTCTTATCAGAAACAGTACTGTATTCAGCAGCTCCTGGAATTAATCTCTTCCACTCACCGTTGTCTATTTTATATAAATTGTATTTTTTCTCTTCAGTATCATCGAAATTAGTAAACACCTCATCTATAGCATCTAAAGAGGCCTCCTTTTTAAAGTAATTATTAAGTGCTAATAGTCTGTCTTTTTCCTTTATAGGAACCCATTCCTGTTCTGTTGAGAATGCATTAAGGTTAATCAAAGAATTTTGCCTAGTTATAGTTCCTCCTCCTGGCTGAACTATTGTTTCATATGTTGGCTTTGCGGCTTTTGCCTCAAACCAATGATTGCCTACAAGTTTGTAAGCCTTACCCTCTTTCCCTGGATATCCTCTGTATATATCCTTGCTACTAAGATCACTTTCTATAGATTCCTCTGCTATCTTATCGTCATATTCCTTTTGAATCTGTGCTTGTAATACCTTCTCTTTAGCTGCTAAATCTTCCTCTTGTTCATATATATTGGGATTTTGGGCCTTAAATTGTGCTGGATAACTATTGTCACCTAACGGCTCTTTAGAAACTGGTTTGCCAGATGTAGTCAACGATGGCGGCGGTTTTTTTTCTGCTTGTGCACTACCTTCCTGCATTCGTTTTATAATGGCACCTTCATCCCATTCATCTACTTGGGGCTTGTCTTCAGCTCTTTTTGCATTTTTATTTAGCTCCTTTACTCTATTAGCTATATTTCCTCCTTCGAGTGCTAAAAATTTACCGTTATACTCTCTAGACCAACTCCCGTTTGATTTCTTATATCTTACGCCACCGTATATATATATACCGTCATCCCCTCCATTTAAATATTCTGAGGAGCTTAGGAAATCATCTGGAGATAATTGTCTACCTAACATGTTTTTTATTTTTTATTTCTTTCTGAATAAATAGTGTTGATCCATTTTCTCCACTTCTCTTGTCCTGTTGCACTACCATATCCAAATAGATCGCCCATTTCTATAACACTTTTGAAATATCTAGATGGTAAATCCTTTTCATTATCTGGCTTTAATCCTAGTCCTTTATTCTTATCATAAACAAATTGTTTACCACCACTTAAGCTTGATAACTTGCTGAAATTACCACCTGTAAATGCGTCATATGCTTCTTGTACAACTGATGGTATTTCATTGTCATCATCTTTATTGCCGCCGCCGCCGCCGCCGCTGCCGCCGCTATAGTTGGGTTCATCTTCTGACTTTTGATATCCTATCTGAGACTTTATTTTATCCATTATTATATCCGCAGCTACCTTTCTTTGTTCTTTTGTTATCATAGGTTGATATACCCCACTGCCATCAGGAGCAACTAGTATCATTTGTTTTTCAAATGTGGAATATAATTTTTTAATTTCTTCTTCTGTATACGCTTCCCCCCCAAATTCAGATCTTGTCTGTTTTTCAACATCAATCATAGCCGATATCTTTGAATTTTTTTCTTCCTCAGTTCTATACCAGTCATAATTTTCAGTTGGATATTTAGCTAATACTTGATTTACCCACCTATCATTGTTTAGTACAAGGTTCTGTAGACTAATAACTGCTTTTTGTGTAGCTTCATTAGCTAGTGGATCTGTAATTGTTGATTTGCCATTTTCTGTTGTATATTCAGCCAACCCCTTTGTTCCATTTGATATAATAGTCTCAAAGTTTACTGTATTGTCATAGAAATTATTAGGCACTGCATATCTAAATGTGGGTGTCATACTAGTTGGATCTATATTACCGTCTTTGTCAAATTTTGCAATATAAGGCTCGCCTGTGTTTGCATCAAAGTATATCTTTTTATTTGCTAGTTCTCCTAATTCAGTATGAATCATAGATAGATATTGCTCATATTCAGATCCATCTGACAGACCAGTCGTTTGATCTGGAGTTTGCCTTTTCATAAATTCTGCGTTAGCATTGTCATATGTCTTAGCTGAGTTAGCAAGAGTACTCCACTTGCTCTGCAAGTTGTTTACTCTTCTTTTAAAACCTTGAGGACTCAATGTGCGAGCCTTTACCTCTGCGGTCCATTTTGCTATTTGTTCCCTTCCAGCATCGGATCCAGAAAACATTAAATTATTAAAAGTTTGCGAGCTATACAATTGATCCTTACTCATTAAATCATTTGCCTTAGTCGTCAAAAGATCTATTGCTTCCTTATTTTCTTGTCTGTTAGTGCCTATCGTATTAACCTTATTGATCAGGTCAGTAGTTATTGTGCCCCAGTCTACGGCAGCTGTTGGTATATATGAACTATAATTTTCTTGGGCCATGTTATTATTTTATTATAAATATTAAGTATATTGTTCATATCCAAGTATATCTCCAGCCAAGTCCCCACTACCATCTTTATTATCCTTCATGCTTTTATAAGATCCTGGCTCTATTTCTTCAGCTACACCCATCAATGCCGATCCAGCAGACGTAGCTATTCCTTTAATAGCAGCTGTTTTCCTAGCGGCTGCCTCAGATCTTCTTAGCTCAGCGTCTTGCTTTTCTCCCATTCCTATTTTGAAATCCATTTCTGTTTGTCTTTGATTAATACCCTGCTGTGCATTTGCCTGTTCTAAGTCTCTATCGTATTGAGCCTTCTGTCCAGCAGCAGCTAACTGTAGATCTTGATCAGCTCCAGCCTTGGCAACCTGTCCAACAGCTCCAATTACACCAGCAGCTCCAGCTCCTTGTATAGCGTTAAGTGCTGATATATCTCTTTCTGATGCTGCTTGCTGTGCTAAGTCAAATCCTAGTGTAGGAACCTGAACATTTTTAAATGCATTCTGTTCTTTGTTGATAGCCTTAAGTTTCCTTGAGGCTGTTTCAGAGTCCTTAGCAAATGTTTTCATATCCTTGTTTGCCTTGCCTGCTTGAGCGGCACTAAGTCCTAAACCACCTAGTGCTATTACTGCTGATGTTACTGCTGCCATTTTTTTTTATTTAAAAATAAGACCTGTATAAGTCTTGATGATTTGTCAACACCAAAGTTACTAAAAATATTCCGACTATGGTATAGGGATGAATCAAAAATAAACATTCTGTTAAACTTAGATCTTACGTCTACCATCTTGTCTTCACAATCATATATCGTTGTGCCATCATCACTTGGATGGTCACGACTTAAATATAAGATACAGGTTATCTCTCCCATTATTTCATCGTTGTGTATGTTGTTTGGTTCTATCTGACCATAAGGAGACATCCTAGCGAAGTTATGAGCCACATCGTAATCAGGCAAAACGCCATGTATTAACTCTTGTACCTCATCATCTCTCACCTGTATATTTCTAAATATACCAGACTCTGATTGATAATCAATAAATTCATTTTTAAATATATCTTCTACATGGCCGTGTGGATCTTCTAAGAAGTCATCTATCACGATAAAATTATTTATCTTCATATCACCATGATCATTTCAGTGCAACTAGTACTGCCAGACTTAAATCCACAATTTTCATATCTCTTTATAAGACTCGGACTCTTTAATGACGTGTATATGTACTTGCACTTGTTTACATCTCTTGTTACATCTACGAGCGAAGATATTAAGAACTCTAGAGCCTGCTTCCTATCTTTTTCTTTGTAGTTGAAGTTTGAGACTATGAACTCTATCCATGCCGTCTTTGAGTTTGTGAAGTATATAAATCCAGCGCATATGTCTACGCCATCCTTAGAAACCATCAAACCACCTGTCCCATCTTGTGGGAGCATGTCCCTTGGAGGTGCATCCCATCTCCAATCTTTCCACCAGTCGACTAGTATTTCGTAGTCGCTCTCTATTAAGTACCTTACATCCATAAACAAATTTACATATAACTTTTGAAAACTGACGTTCCAACAGCAAATAATTCTGTCTCTGTGGTTATTGTAACTGGAAGAGATAACGTAATGTCTAGGTAGTAACCCCTAACACCGTATGACTGTGCAAGCGGATCCGATATACATACTAGATATTGATTTACTAATGCACCAGGAACCGTAACAGTAGACTGTATTAGATATACCTCTCCTTGATTAGATGTAAACTGAAGTTCACCCAGATACACAAGTGTACTGCCAGTTAGCGTATATACACTTGATCCATATGGATATGTTGTGGTAAAGTTAGGTGTTGTGTTACTTAAAGATACAATATATGAAAATACAGGACCAAAAGGGTTTGGAATTACGGTTGATATTATACCCATACCTCGTACATAATTTGCCGATGCATCTATTTGACTAATATTATTAAGTAGTGATAAATTTACTGGATTGTATCGTATAAATGAATACCATTCATTCTCCTTTAGTTCAAACCAATCCCTTGATATATTACCGTCTTGAAGGTCTGTAATTAAGTCTACGTTCCAGCTATTATTTGAGTCAAGAGCTATAGACTTGAACATCTTTACGCTTGTTGGTTCGTTATTAAATATAGTCTGGACACTACACCCATAGGCAGTACTGTTATAGTACGTAGTCCTTGGAAATGTGTCGTCATTGTGTCTGTACAAGTTGCCCTGATTAAACGTATAGAAATTACTATTAAGGCATACCATCCATTCAGGTATGTAAGACCAAAATGAAGTCCAGCCAGCAACATTCTCAGAATACGAAACAGTTATAGGATCCATAGTACAAATTTACAAAAAATTACTCAAGGCAGCTATCGATAGATTTTAATAGCTTATAGTACATATAAGAACACCTGTCAGGCAAAACATTTAGTTCTTCTTTAAATGGATACTTGTCCATGTATCCTGCCTTACAAAACATACCAGACTTACTATTCATTACCCCTGCGTTATGAAAGAAGTTAACATCTTCCCACCTTGATATAGGACATGTGGCCCAACAAAAATCAAACTCACTAGGTACAATAACGTTATGACCAAGCTTCCACCCAATCCAAAGCTCTGCCCACATGCTAGCTGTCCAAGCCTGTATTCCATATTGGTCTCCCTCCTTTCTTACGTGTTGCTTGTCCATTAAGACACTGTACAGCTTTAAGGAACACTCCTCTACCTGCTCCCAGTACTCGTGGTCTATATTTTTAAATAACTTCTGTGCTCCTCCGCTATTCTTTTGGTTGTTTTTAACAACATCTTTATCTATACCAATTGTTTCACACATCGCATCTAATACCTCCTCCCCCTTGCTCATTATGTATTCGTATCCTATGTAGCTTATGGTATCAGAGAAGTACCAATTATCGTCACTTAAGAACTTAGAGAAGTCAAAGTACTTAGTAAACAAGAAGTCAGCATCATGAAAAAATATAGCGTCTCTCTTTAGGTATGGGTGAGCCTTAAAATGTTTCTTTAATAGGTGACCCTGTATTGCTGGGAGGTAGTTACACTCTCCCATCGTGTCTTCATAAAAGAAAAACCTAGCCTTTGGAAACCTCTCCTTTAGCTTTATCCACGAATCAGGTATATCTTCCTGATAACCTGCGACAACGTCTATATGGTTTTCCTTATATCCAAGGCTCAAGAAGTTGTGTATGTACACCTCTACCTGCCAAGAATAATAATCTATTGCTGGCTGTGCAGATAAAAATCTTAGTCTCTTCATTAACAAATCTTAGTATTTCCAGTCCACATAGATCCGTCCCACTCATACGCAACAGACCCATCAAACAGCATGTAGTAATTTGCTGGAGCTAAGAACAATCCAAGAGCGTCTGTGTATATATACACCCCAGTCAATCCGAATGGTCCGCTAATATAGTACAATGATATTGTACCAGTACACACGCCACTATACACGTCAGCCCTACACATCACATCTGTCAGTGGTGGTGTAGTAGTTGTCGTTGTCGTTGTCGTTGTTGTAGTCGTAGTAGTTGTAGTTGTTGTAGTTGACGTAGTAATACCTATGCAGTCAGCGCAGTTGTTATACTGAAAGAATATAGTTCCGTCAATAACACCTGGAACCGTAACAGACATTATCTGATAACACTCACCAGAAGTATCCTTTACTATATTTCCGATATCAAGACCAGTTAGATTCTGATAATCTAGCAAGTATGTAGGACCACCTAGGTCTGTACATTTCTCGCCATAATAATAAAAGAACGGCATTGTCGTTGTTGTCGTTGTTGTTGTAACACCTGAACATGCGTCACGCTGCAATACTTGACCCGTATTGGCTATGTTAAGTGCATACAATGTACCCCCATCATCTGCATAGTACCACAGGTACACACCATTAAATAAATTAGCACCCAACGCATCCGAGTAAACAAAATCGTTTACTGATGGAATTGGGTTTGCTCCATTATGGTACATAGTTATAAGAGAAGGTGTTATGGTACACGCATTAAAGTTAGATGTCACACCAGTAATGTCCATACTAAATGGAGTAATCACTGGAGCTGTTGTAGTTGTAGTTGTAGTTGTAGTTGTAGTTGTGCCAGTGCATGTCGAACAGCCTGAATATAAAACAACTGGATTTTCTATCTCATAATATGGAAAGCCTCCAATAGATGTTGCCGTTATGCTCCAGCAGTTACCGTCTGTAGTCTTAACTACATCTAGAACTGATATACCAGACATAGTAGCATCTAATAATGTTACAGATAAAGTTGGATCTGAACAAGACGTTGCCTCAAAGTAATCACCAGCTGGTAGTGTAGTAGTGGTAGTAGTTGATGTAGTCGTAGTACTGCCAGGGCACACCGATATTTCGTTTACGTATCCATTTGAGTCAACCTTTATCACATAGTCTGACTTGTCTATATAGTACCACTTATTACCACCAATAAGGAATTCTTCTCCGTTTCTATCTAAAAATATTTGATCTCCCTTTACTGGAACCAATCCTGTGCCATTAAAATAAGACAGTGTAAACGATGGCGTTATACTGCAACAGTCGGCAGATGTCTTTTTAAATTGTTCTATATCTATCAATAATGGATTGTAATCACTTGACTGACCGATGTATACGTTTATTACCCTTGACTCACTATCTCCAAAGCAATTTGTAGCAATTAAATTTAATGGAAAGTTGGTAGCCTCATCTACAGATCCATATAGTACCCCACCTTCAAATAAAATTCCAGAAGGTAAAACAGTAGAGTTACATGAACCATTATCGGATACTAATCCACTACCTCGTATAATAGTTGGAGCTGATGGTGCACATATTGTCACATCAAATCCTTGTGAAACTGTTATATTCTTTGAATTTCCATCACAGTCAGTATACTCAAATAATGTAGAGTCAGTTCCTCCTGTTAAAATATACTGAAGACACGTAGTGTCAACGGTCCATGATGTTGGAGAATTAGTAACACTTATTGGTATATTTACGTTTGTATTTATATTAAAGTATATGTCCTCTTGGTATATAAATGGTACCGCAAATTCAGGACAGTTACATGCATATATAGATGTCACTATTCCTGCACCACTTACTAGAAGATACGTCTTATCTATAGGTGTTGGGACAACACATATAGAGGTATCAACCATGTGGAATGCATCGTTGCCATTAAATACTGATAGTCCATCAGACGTTGTGTATATGGTATCACCTGACACTGGAAGTAATTCTGAGCCATTATGATAGTACATGTCTAAAGGACACTGAGTACACACATCAGCATCTGTACCATCAGTTATGTCTATCCAGAAGCTATTTAAATATGTTGGTATCTTATTTACAATCCATACTGAGCTAGTAGAAATTGGAGACGAAACTATGATTGTGGCATCGTCAAATCCAGTTCCAGCAGCAAATTTTTTAAATAAAAGACTCCCATTACCATTATTTACTAGTCCATCATACGGTGCCTGAAGCACTATATTTGAAGGATCTACGCCATCAGATATTAAGGCATTGTAGTTTGCTAATGAATTTAGTCCTACGTACTGTGAGTCAGCAACAATAGCACCATTCCACATTATTTGAAATCTAGTAGGGTAATCTATTGCGTTATATTTTATTCCTGTTATTCCAATATCTCCTCCTAGTGGAAACGATATAGACCTATCTGATGTTTCACCCCTAAAAGACACGGTACCTGTACCAATGTTGTCAGAATAGTCCCACAATAAATAAAGATATTCATAGTTATTTGGATTAACAAATGTAAATGTTCCCTCATATAATCCTGTTGTATATATAACAGGTATCTCTGTTGCTAGAGATATTATTATGTCTTGACTTGACTGATCGTAAAGTTGGTCTGATACCAAATAATATAATTTATTATTTAGAGTAGGAACTAGCTGTGTAAATGACCCAGATGGATCACCAGATTTAACTGTTACAATTGATCCATTAGACGGCATATAATCAACCCCTCCAACTCCAGTCAACGTATCAAATAGTGCAATGCTAGCATCACTAAGCACAACATTATTTATGTCGTACTGAGAACTTCCTGTATATTCAAATGATTGATTTGTATTCATTTTATTAAGAATTTGATGTTACAATATTTGTTATTCCAACAAGAGTACCACTACCCTGTGTCAATACAAACTGCTTAGATCCGCCACAATAATAGACTTCGAATATAACACTTCTTACTGCTCCAGTATTGTTTGGAGCTACATTACCCCATATAAGTTGATCATATCCTCCTGGAGGAAAAGAATAATTTACCCAATTTGTTCCAAATCCATTGTCAATTAATTGCATAGTCCACGTAGGCTGAGGTGTCGTTACAGCGAATAAAAATATAGCCGCACCTCCTATTGTAGCTCCAACTGATTTTTGATTTGGAAACAATGATAGCTGACAAGGTAATGATGTTTTTTGATTGGCAGAAAGTACATACGCCCTGTTGTATGGGTCATATCCACCGATCTTCTGTTTGTTTGTCATATCGATCATTAGGTCTCTGAAGTAGTCTGTCATCCCATCTGAAGATATGGTAGATATTTTATCACCTGTTAGACTTAATACAACACCTCTCTTTTCATCTGTAAAGTAAACATCAGTTCCATTACAAGCAAAACTTTCAGGGTTATTGCTTATACCGTACTCTCCTGGATATGCTATCTGATTACCAAGTACCTCTGGTATAGATGCTACCTGTCCTCCGCCTAGAGCATCAACTAGTAAGTTTTTACCATATAATACAGATGTAACTTTATCTTGATGCAATACCAATAGATTTGAGTCTCTAGCATGTAGCTTTCTTACGGGTCCGTATTGCTTATCTAAATTCATAAAATTTGCAAGTGACAAGTTAAACTCATTTAGTCTATTTACAGATGAGTCACCCCTAAATATTCCACTATACGTTAGTGATGCAAATTGATTTTGTTCAGAGTAGTCCTCTATTATTGTTGTAACCCTTGGGCTATATCCCATTTTTGCATTTGCATAGTCGTCTTTAATTCTATATGACTCTAGACCAGTGCCAAAACAAAATGCATTGTAGTCACTGTTAATATAGTTTGGATTATTTAATTGTATTGTAGCACCATTTGTTACACCCGTTTGATCTTTATCATTCGTATTCCATGACACACTTCCAGGTATTGTTGGTCCACCAGGGAACGGAAGGTTTATAATTATAGAGTATCTGCTAGGTATAGCAGTGATTGTGTATAATGTTGTTGGTGTTATTCCAACTGAATTTATATATATCTTGTCTCCAACAGTAAAATAATGTGGTTGATTTTTAGCTGTCTGTGTTAACCTAGTACCACCAAAAGTGCTACCCTTCGTATTATATTGCCACCTAGATATATGCTTGTTGTTTATAATTGGGTATGTCCTAGTCAATTCATGGAATATATCTACATCATTTTCAGATGGAACAGTTTCACACACAATAAAATCAGATGGTGCTGTTTGTGTTATTGTAAAATATGTTTCAATTACGTTTTGCTTATTATTTCCATCCCTCTTTCCTAGCCCCTTTAGAAACATTTTAACATTAGTTCCATCCCATCTATTGTATGTAAAATTAGTTGCTTCTTGATTTCCAGCAGTTGAATTATATATCTGAATATTTGCTATTGATGAATAAGGGGGATATACTTGTGTTTGTGCAGCACCAGTTGTGTTTCGAAACCATACACCACGGCTCCCAATATCATTTCCATTATTATTAACCTCTTTAAATAGAAGATACGCTCCTGACTCTATAAACCACTCCTCTATATTATTATAGTTCTGTTGAGAAGGAGGGAATGTTTGCAACGTTGTGTATGCATTTGGATTATATTTATCTCTTTTTATTGTAATTGATATTACAGCTCCTGCATATACTGGTCCGTTACAGTTGCAGTTAACTATTGCAAAACCACCTGTTTTTTTATAGTGTGTTTCTAATAATCCAAGATCATTAGTATTTGAACTATTAAAATAATTATTTCCATTTAAAGATCTACAATTAACAATAAATCTATCTCCAGGAGATGCAGAAAATGAAGTCCATTTAATAACAAATGCTAAGTTTGGTAAGTTAACAGCAACACCAGTTTGTCCAGAAGGTAGATTTATGTAATGTAATGTGTTTATAGTTATTGGAATATATGCTGACCAACCCGTAAAACCAGCAATATCAGAAGTATATCTGTACGTATTTCCAGGTCCTATCTGTATTGTATATCTTAAATCTATACCTCCGTAAAAACGATTTGAAAGCCCTATACCTGTAAAACCAGCAATAGCCTGAAGGCCTGGATCTTGAAAGCTAGTAATCATAGCTCCTGAACTTAATACACTGCTACCATAAAATATAGGAGATGTTGTGTACCTGTCTTGCATATTCATATATCCACCAGTACCAGCAGCATTAGAACTATTTACAAGTACGGGGACAGTATATCCTATAGCCAATGGACTACTATTTGGATTATTCGTTCCTAGAGCTGTACCACCACAAGTTTGTGCTGTAGGAGCGATTAAAAATAAGTCGCCTGAATCAATTTTAATCTTAAAATATAAACCCTCTAAAGCGTTAGGTATAAATAATGCTGGCTTTTGTTCTAGCTCAAGTATCTTAAACTGTTTATTTGAATGAGTCGCACCACCAGTAGCTGTTTTAAAAATTAAATATCCGCCAACCTTAAATTTGTCTCTATCTGATTCGTTAATCAAAAAGTATCTAAATGATCCACTTGCATAAAATGACCTTGGGAATATATTATAGTATGTCTGTTTTGCCTGTTTTATTACAAGTCTATAGTTTGTGGCCCAGCAAGGAGGAAAGTTTTTTATTTCAACTAATAAACTATTTGCTGTGTCAGAGTTTAATGGTGGAATATATACAGCATTGCTGCCATTATTTGTAACGTTACTATTTGTAGACGTTAGTGCCGTTGTCATGCGTCCATAGTCATCACCGTATATAATACCTACCTCGTAATCCCTGTCACTTCTAAATGTAGGTCTTGGTATTATTGAACCAAAAGTAGGATCTATAGGAAGAATTGTAGGTATATAGTTGACAGTAAAGTTCATGTTTATACCAATATCATTACAGTCTGAAATATTTCTAAACTGTAAATAGTTACCATATATCAATCTATTTCCAATCATGTCTTGTGCCTGAGCCCTTAACGGTACATTGTCAAATAGTCTTGTTATCTGATCTGAAGATATTGGGGCATATATCTTGTTATTTCTAAATGTAAAGTTAAACGTACTATTGCTTTGTATTGACATGTTTGCCTTGTTCAGGTTCTCAATAATCATTACATTTAAGCTACGTGTATCTCTAACAAGTAGTTGTATCTCTGTTACAAATTCATTTCCAGTTTCAAATGTAATATCAGCCTTGTTCATGGTGTTAACCATCCCCTTGTTGTCACCAGTTTGAAAGTCTATGCTAATTAATCCAGGTATAAATGCAACTGAAGAGAACGGAGATATTGAGCTGTACTCGTTATCTATGTACTTATATCTGTATGCAAAGTATAAAAACTTCTCCTCTAGGTTATTTGTTTGTATAGTAGTATCATTACTTAATGATATGTAAGGAGCATTCATTGGTGGGTTGAGGATAACATTTATGTCTAATGGAATCCTTGGATCGTTTAGGCCATAAGATTTGCACCTTGTTATGTTTATTCTTCTAGGTGGGTTATAGTTATCAGTCCAGAATAAGTACGAGTCACCGTCCTCTCCCTCTAAGTAATTTACACCTGTTATTATCCTGCTTGAGTCAAAATTTAAATAGTTACCACCAGCTACAGTGCACTCAAGTACCCTTGTCATTGTGTTGCTGGCTTCATTGTACTCTATAATAGCGTCTGAGTTTGCACACGTAATAAACCAATATATAAGATTTTTAGCCTCGTATGCAACGGCACCTATAGTAGTTGCTGTATTTCCTTGTCCAACAAAACTATTTGTTACCATGTTAACAAAAGGAAATACTAGCTTTGCACCCAATCCATTCTGTAGGGCACCTATATTAGATCCAGACGATGTGTCTATGGTAACATTTAGAGCATGTCGATATTGTCCGTCAGGCAGTAACCTCTCGTCAATATCTTTGTTCATCTTTCCAGCAACAAATGTTCTTTGTAAGTTAGGCATAGTTATTTAATCCATTTATCTTTACCCCTCAAGCTCATCAATAGTCTTGATGGGTGTAGGTTGCTTAGTCGTATCTTAGTATTTCTAAGTGCCGCTGTCTTGTCTTTCTTAACTCTAGAAATAGCGTACTCTTGTACACCAATTTTATTGTTAAGAACAGCCCACTTTAGGTACGAATATAGATACTCTTCCGCTAGTTTATTTATTGTAATCTTTGTCTCGTCACCGTTCTCCATTCCGTCTGATACGTACTCAAGTATGATAAATGAATTCTCAACACCAGTAGAAAAATCAATTATTCCTAAAGATTTATTGATTGAAAACTTAGGGTTAACGTTAGAATCTTCAGGACTTATACCGTACCGTTGTCCTAGGCTGTATCCAAAGAACCAGTCACCATTGCAGCACCATCCCATAGATCCGTTATACGCACCTGGGCCAGTGTATAGCTCCTTGTTCTGTCTTAGTATGTCTATCTTTGAGTCAGCGATCACAACCTGACCGTTTGAGTCAAACACAAGCTCTAAGTCATTGTCTTGCAGGTAGGCCGTTGCTGACATTACCGTCCTATTCTCAACCAATGGGATAAGTAAACCATTGCGGAGCATAGACATCCTAACATAGTTTACGTAGTCTGGAGGAAGTACCAACTTTAGGTCGTCTCCCATCTCTATCTCTAGAACCTTAATGTTTCTAAGTGCGTCATAGTTTAACTCCTGTACAGCCCTCTTTGCATGAAACAATAGCGTGTATCTATCAACATTGTTTACCAGCTTGTCGTTGCCTACATACATAAGCATAAAGTTGTTGACAATATCAAAAAGACTTACGTACTGATAAGACCCCCAGTTTGTGTCCTGTGGGATAGTTCCATTGTTCGTGTAGTACTGATAGTTAGTTATGTATGACATCTATTATTGTTTTTGTTGAGCGTCCTGTATTTCTTCTGATTTTGCTGCCGCTGACACCTCCTGTTCCCTTATCGAAATACCTGCATATTGTAATATCTTTACAACTAAATTCACAAAGTCGCTCTGTGGTAACTCAAAGTCAATAGACAGTGCGGCATTAAATAAAGCCTCACCATTGGGTGTAGTGATAAATGTCCATTGAGGAATGTATGGATACCTTATGTATCTAATAAGTACATTACTAGTTATAGATGTTGGATACACTTTGATATCCTCAGATAGCATCTGAAAGTTGGATAAACTAAATGTCCCAGTTGACAATATGTATACTGGGTAGTTTACTGTTGGAGCAGTAAGGTTTGATGACAGTAGATTAAAGATCTTACTATGCTCAACCCTTTCTACTTCAACGCTGTTGTTATATACTAACTTCTCTATATAATAATAGTCAGTAGGCGTGTTAAACTTTCCAGGTACGACATCATATATAAGTGGAGTATACACCGAAAATCGGTCAAGCATTTCTGACACCTTTTGTGGAATGTTTGAATAGCCTTCACCATTTGCACGATTGTTTTGTTTTACTATCTCATTTGTATACGAGTACATGTACTGCTCAAATATTTCATTTTGAGCCATCCTAGCAAATGTATTAAATTCATCAGGAGTTATGTAACCTCTATTATCTTTGTTTACTATGTTTAGTACGGTACGTCTAACGTCATCTATCATTGGGATGCTTTTTACAAAGATAAATAAAAAAAGGCACTTAAACTAAGTGCCCTTTAATTTTTAAATTACCTAATACTATTATGCAATAGCTACAGAAGTAATCAATTGTTGTACTAACCCAACCATTGGTAAAGCTGGTACGATAATCGCATCAGGATTAGATGAAGAGCTATTAGCACTTGCCAAAGCATTAACAACTGCATAGTGAGATGCATAAGTAGCATCAGCAGTAGTAAATGTAATAGTAAGCTCATCAGTTAGAGCAGAACCACCAAACATAGTTAAAACTAAAGTTGATGTACTTGGCATTGTAATTAAATAATCTGAATTAGCTGAGATTAAAGCTTTTGGAAGTGCTGTAGCAGCTCCAATTGTAAATTGTAAGAATTTTCTGTTCATTTTAAAATGTTTTAATTGTTAATAACAGTACAAATATACTAATTTTCTGAGAACTTATCGTCAAGGTATTTGTATAGATCTAATCCCTCGTCAGACTGTAGATAAGAAGACAGTACATACAATGGATCCTCTCCAAATGGAATTGTCATTAATTTTTTCTTATTGTCCTTAAGATTATAAAAAATCTCTTTCTTATTATTTCTATATGATAAGTATCCATCAGACATAGCTCTAGCAGCTATATTGTTTACCCTTAGTGATGGGTCATTAATCGCCTCCATAAAGTCTTGAGGGTATCTTTTTGCAAACATCATCACGTCTCTCTTTAATTCAGAGGTCTTCATTGATTCTACATTTGATCCCATCAACAACCTTGCTACTGACTCAAGTGTAGAAACATCTAAGTCTCTTGCTGCTAACTGTGCATCAAGTTGGTCATATAACATCATCATGTCTTCCTGAGCATCTTTTTCATTGTCAAACTCATAAAACTCATTACCGTTGTTTGGATGATAATGTAAAAACTCTTGTAGAACAGGATTGTTTTTTGGTACACTTAATACGCCATCCTCAAAAACAATAGGCTCCAAAATAACATTTGCATCTTGTTCTTCTTGAAATGGTGAATTAGAATTTCTAGCATACCTAAGTGCGTGATTAGAGTTTGTCTCTTCGTTATAGTAAAGTAACCTCTTTCTTGGTGTGTCTTTTGATGCTATAAAATAGCTTAGTGGAGATGCTTCTCCTCTTAATAAATAAATCCTATCCTTAGGATCTAGTTTTACTCTTTTGATTTTTTCCATTATATATAATTTAAATTAAAATTTAAAATAAAGAGGGAGACACCGTGCCCCCCTCTATATCAATTATTCTTATCCCTTAAAGATGAAGAAGTTATTTGCACCTAATGTACATAAAGCTCTTTCAGACAAGAAGTTAACCTCCATTGCATCTAAGTCACTTGTTTGTGCACCACCTGCTGAACCTGTAATCCAAGTCTTGTAACGTCTGTCTTCAGTTTCAGAAGCACGGTAACGAACGTGTAAGAATGGTCTACGAGCATTTTTACCTAACACTTGATCGTATACAGTCATTGTTCCAGCTGGAACTAATACGCCATTGATTAGACCACCAACTAAACCACCTCGAAGGGTAGCATCGTTTAAGTATTTCCAATCAGTTTTGTAGAACTCATAACCTCTTCGGAATCCAGAGAAACCTAAGTTAAGCGCCATCTCTTCTGAGTTGTCGAACAATCCGTAAGAAGTTCCACCAGCTCCGTAAGAGTTTTGAGCAGCTAACATATCATCAATATCAAAAGAGAACTGACGATTTAAGAACAATGCATTTTCAGCGATAGCTCCTTGCTTGTCAAGACGTTGTACGATTGTATCAAAGTCACCCAATGAAGATGGGGTACCACCAGACCAAACGTTACCACGAGTTTCAATAGCATTGAACATACCCTCTGTACCAGCAGCTGTTGATCCAGGACCAGATCCAGGAGCAGAATTAGTAGACTTAGATAATTCAGCTAAAGCACCAGATGCAGCAGCAGCAGGAACACCCTCAACCATAGCCATCTCTAAATAATCTTCAAAACGAAGACGAGTCTCATGCTCTGACTTAATGTACCATAAGTATCCAGTAGCTCCATTTTCAGTAGTTACTTCAACCCATCCAACTTGTGCCATATCTGAACCAGATACAATGTACTTGTCCTTAATGATGATTGGCTTATTGCTAAAGAATATATCTTCAGCTTCGTTAGATCCATCCATACCAGCAGTTCCCTTAGAAAATTCAGAACCGTAAACAAATACAGTACATAAATTAGTAGAAGCTGTACCAGCGATGATAGCTTGAGAAGCCTCATAATAAGCTACTGTAAATGTAGTTCCAGCAAGAGAAACTGCGGTAATAACACCTTTATTTGATGCAGTACCAGCATTCTGAGAAATAAATACAGTTTGACCAACTCTAAAGTTACAGACAACACCTACTTGCATGTTATAAACAACAGGTGTACCAATAACCCCTGCTACCTGTGTAGTAAATACATCTGTATATTTTGTATGTAAACGACCTTGTTCTGCCCACTTAATCATGTCAGAGTTAGAAGGAAGTTCTGCACCTACCATACGTAAGAAAGATGCAATTGATCTATTACCGTAACGTTCGAATTCTTGCTCGTATGTATCAGGAAGATACTGATTCAAGAAAGCGAAGTTTGTAATGTAGTTTGTAGGCAATGTTGCCTTCACTGAGCTAGGTGTAATCGCTACACCTGGACTCGTTTGTAATGTACCAGCCATTTTTTTTAGTTTTTAAATTGTTTAACGTTTTTTTATTACTAATCTGCCTCCACGATCTTGATCTAAAACTCTAACCTGCATTCCATTACTAGGAGCGTTTTGAGGTGTTTGTCTAGTCATGTCAATATTCTTTGATTCCCTAGATACACCATCAATTGCTTCTGACTTGCCTTGCTCATAAAAGAACTTAGCAAATTTTTCTGGATTTGAGGCTACAGAAATAGCACGGTGAAAGGCTTCAGCATCTGCAAGATATCCATCATTATTTAAGAACTTCGAAATGAAGCCACTTAAATCAACTTGTTCTTGCAATAAGGTTTTAGGTTCTGCTGGCTTATAAACTAACTTCTTATTATCAGAAATGTTAAACCCGAAACCTTCGAATTTATCTGAAAATAATTCATTTGTTTTGTCAGAGAAATACCTAGACCTCTTCTGTTGCTCTTCATCGTTAAGCGAGGAAGACTCTCTATTTTTCTTGTAAGCATCATAAGCATCTCTTTCTCCTTGTGGAACAAAAGACTCCCTTGACTCAAGTGGAACCTTGTACTGTTCTTTCATTTCGTTGAAATACTTTTTAGCTTTAGCAAGCTCTTTTTTCTTTGCTATTTGTTTTTTCTTGATATCTTTTTCATCATCATAATCTGAATCATATGAAAAATTACTTTCTATATCAAACTTAATATCTTCAGCGTCTAAATCTGCATTTTGACTCTTATAATATTCAAACAACAAAGAATTGGGTTCTTCGGCATCATAGTCTTTACTCAATTGAATAAAGTCTTGGATGCTTCGTCCCGTTTCTTTTTTATACTTTAAAAAGGTAGACACATCTTCAGGTAACTCTTCGTTATCCCTACGTTGGTCTGCCAATTCATCTAACGATGTAATCTCTCGATTCCATCTTTTCCCAAGATATGAAAGAACTCTATTATCATCTAACTCTTCAGCAATATTTTCTTCTACTACTGGTTGTAAGTTTACACTATCTATATTCTCAGGTTCAGGTGCTCCATTTAATTTCTCATCATGCTGCTTTAGCAATTGATTTTCAATTTCTGACACACTTTTTTCTTCGAACTCTACAGCCCTTACTTTAAATTCTTCTTCCATTTTATTTAATTTAATTTATTACAAAGTTATAACTTTTTTTTATCTTTATTTTTATCTTTATTACTACCTATATTAACTATATACTTCGCTCCTATCTCAGTAGAAAATGGGTTTGATGACTCCTTACTAATAGATCCATACAAATTTAAAGTATTATTCTCCATGGGAACCGAATATTCTGCACCAATACTTCCAAACTTATATCCTGGGGAAACACCTGCCTGAGACTTTAAAGTAAGGTTATCTTTCTGTAGTGTTAATCCAGCAGATGAAGAGTAGTCATCAACATTACTGTAGTAACCATATAAATCTGGAATCAGCTTTAATGGGGGAGCGGTAGTAGTTTTAGTTGTTCGTTGTTTCATAATTATATAGTATTAAATGATTCTAAGTCAAACCCATCTAGTGTATCCTCATTACTCTCAAAGTTTAAAGGTGGGAGATTATTTTTTCTTTGGTTAATCAGATCTGATTGTCTGCTTGCCTGTAAGTCAACCCTGTTGTCCTTTGCCTTTTCTTTTTCTTTTTCTCTACTCATTAATTGACTTGACTCCATACCCCTTAGTTGCATGTTATAGTCAAACTCTATAGCCATTAATTCTTTCTTTAGATCAGCCTCTGCTCTCAACTGCTGTATAGCATACTCAGCCTCAGCCTGCTTGATCTGTATCTTAGATTGAGATTCCATTTGAAATAATTGAGCCTTTTGTTCAGCCGCTGCTTGTTGAGTCTGCATGTTTGTCTGCATCTGCATCTGGTATTCCATCTGCTTATCTTGCTGCTGCTTCTCCATTCTCTTGCGTCTCTTAACCTTTAGCAACTCATTGCCAAGCTTAATGTTCTTGATGTTTCGTATGTCAATGGCATCCTCTAAGTCAATTGTCTGTTGCTGTAATGCTATCTGTATGTTTACCTCTAGATTTGCTCTTTGCTCTTCGTCTGGAGACAGCTCTATAAATATTCCAAAATCGTGTAGATATAGTTCCTTTATATCGTTCAGTATAGATACATTGTACTTACCAATCTGCATAGCAAACTCTTCAGCAAAGTCAGAGTACTCTAATATATCTGCAACCCTAATCGATATACATGTAGCTAAACGCTTAGTGATGTTAAGTCCAGACTCTAGTATGTGTCTAGTAGCTACGTTAGAGTTCATAGCTGCCAACTTCTGTACACCAACCAGTGCATCTGGATGAGGTGAAGTACCATCTCTAGCCTCATTGATGCCAGTCACATCTCTAATCATGTTTAGATAGTGGTTGTAGTTACTAATAAGCGCACCCATCTTTGCTTGACCGCTATTAGAGCTTAGTTCAGTAATCGGAACTCTAGCGTTATTGAAGTCACCATCTTGTGTATAACTTCTACCAATAACACTACCAGTCTGGAAGTATAATTTAAGTGCATCCTCTGGATTGTATGCAGCACCAGTACCCAAGTCAACCTCATTGATACCATCTGCATCAATAAATACCCCATCAGGAACGACTCTAGCCATAACCTGTTGAAGCTTAAGGT